TCATAATTTTACTGTTTTTGTAGCTATATTTTCATTAAACGAAATATCGTGTTCAACAAACATAAGTGTAGGTTTATATACTAACAGCAATTCCTCAATCTGGATTCTGGACATCACATCAATGAAATTTAACGGCTCATCCCATATATATAAATGTGCTTGTTCACACAGGCTCCTTGCAATAAGAACTTTCTTTTTTTGCCCACCGCTGAAATCCTCCATGTTCTTTTCAAACTGTATTCTTTCAAAATCCAGCTTGCGGAGAATGGACTTGAACAGGGATTCGTCAATCTGGTATCGCTCTGCATATTCAGACAAGCTGCCATGCAAATAAGAGGTGTCCTGCGGAACATAAGATATTTTCAGACCGCTTGCCCGATACACCGTTCCACTGTATGCAATTTGTTCGCCACAAATCAATTTTAAGATACTGGACTTACCAGAACCGTTCTTTCCACACAGTGCAACTCTATCACCCTGCATAACCGCGAAATTGATATTTTCACATACGGTTTTATCGCCGTAAAACAGCGAGACGCCATTAAATTCAATCAACCTTTCGCTGTGATAGGAAAGCGGGCTAAGTTTAAGGCTGTCGCTCTGTTCGATATTGCGAAGCAGTTTTGATTTATTTGCAATGGCGTCCTGCTGCCTGACTTCAATTGCTTTGGAACGCTTCATCATCTTGGCGGCTTTGTGGCCGACATAACCTTTGTCGAGCTTTGAACCGGAATTTGTTCTACCGTTTTTGCTGCTTTCTACCCTGTCTGACCATTTTGCATTGCGCTTTGCAGCGACGGAAAGGCGGGTAATATCTTGTTTCAGTTTTTCGTTTTCTGCCAGTTCAAAATTGTCCTGCAACTGCTTGTTTGCCCACCAAGTTGAGAAATTGCCTTTCTGAATTTCAATATTTGTCTTGTTTATAGACAGGATGTGGTCAACACAAGCGTCAAGCAAGGCTCTGTCATGGGATACCAGAATAAAACCGTGCTTTCGCTTCAGATAATTTCCGACAACTGCTCGCGCTCCATCGTCAAGATGGTTTGTCGGTTCATCGATTAGCAGAAAGCTATTTGCGTTTAGAAAAAGAGCTGCGAGAAGCGTCTTCGTCTGTTCACCGCTTGAAAGCGTAGAAAACGGGCGATATAGTACATCCTCATCAACTTCTAAAAGTGATGTTTCACGGCAGATTTCCCATTCCATACAATTGGGACAAATGCTCTGTAAAACCGACATCGTATCCATACTCTTGTCTTTGATCTCATAAGGAAAATATTCAAAGTCTACGTTTGAAGAAATTGTACCGATGTGATTGTACTTCCCTTGCAAGAGATTGAGAAATGTGGTTTTTCCCCTGCCGTTTCTGCCAGTAAATCCGAGCTTCCAATCAGTATCTATCTGAAAGCTAACATTTTCAAATACTGTATCATAACTGCCCTCATAGGCAAAGGTTAAGTTAGTAACATTTATTAAAGACATAATCATTTCCTCCTTGAATTGTTTTGCGCTCAAGAAGCAAAGCAAATCAATTCCGGTGACTGCACTATAAGTTACTTCAAGCAAAGGTCACCGAGATTCATCGGCTTTACTTGAAGTCCGTCATGGGTAATAGAAATCTGATCACTCATTTGAAATCCCTCCTTTATTATTTGCCACAAAAAAAATATGAGTTGCAAGAAAGTTAATTCTCACAACTCATATACATAAACAGTGCTACTTGCCAGTGGACAAAGTAAGAACATCTGCTTTGAGTGAAAAGATTTCTTTAACTTTCTTGCATAGGCACATCACAAAAAAACGGCAAATCCCATTTTACTGTTCTATTGTGCCTTATTTCATTAGCAAGAAAAGTTAATCATCCTTACACCTCGCATTTCAATTTTTAATTATTTTAACACATTTGGCTGAGAAAATCAATAGCTGGAGTACAAACGTACTGGAGTACAAACGTTCTGTTACCCTTATACCCTTATAATATTGGATTACGCTCTTATCTCCGTGCCATCCTTGAAGGTACAGCGAATGTCGTCATCACTGTAGACCGTGGCGAAATCCACAAGGCTGTACCAAATCCGCTCATCAAACTCGGTTATCAAACTATCTTGCTTGCCAAGTTCAGCGATGAACGCTTCCAGCATTTCTCCCTTTGCTTTCTTCACGGACAGATGTTCAGAAACCTCCTCGAACCTTGCTTTTGCTTTATCAAACCGCTCGACCATCCCGTTATAGCGTTCTTGGTACTTCGCTTGGTCAAGGGCAACACGGGCATTCTCCTCAATGTATTTTTGCATCATCTCAGCCACGACCGCCATCTCACTCTGCAGTTCAATACACTCGGCTTCAAGTGTGGTGGTATCAAACAACGCCTGTTTCATCAATGTGAAGTTGGCGATAATCTCGTCCTTATCCGCCAGGAGTTTATTTACCGCCGACACGAACAACTGCTTGATTGATTCTTCATCAAGGTGAGGGGTTTTGCATTTCTCATCGCCTTTGAATTTGTTGTTGCACTGGTAAATGGTGCGGCGGTACTTGCTGTTGCTGTGCCAGACCTTCGAGCCATACCAACTGCCGCACTCGCCGCATTTGATTCGGCTTGAGAACGGTCCAATGCCGCTGTGCCTATTTGCACCCGGTTTCCTGCGACTCAATTCCTGTTGAACCATTTCAAATACTACAGGCTCAATGATTGCCTTATGAGCATTCTCGACATAATACTGCGGAATCTCGCCCTCGTTCATTTTTTTCTTTTTGGTTAGGAAATCCACAGTATAGCTTTTCTGCAAAAGGGCATCGCCCTTGTATTTTTCATTGCTGAGAATGCTTCTGATATTGCCCGGATTCCATTTTTCCTTGCCACCTGGGGAAAGAATGCCCACGGAGGTCATGTGTTTCGCTATGGCGTGTGGGCTGTACCCATCAAGGAACATCCTGTAAATTAGCCTAATCGTCACAGCTTCTTCTTCATTGATTTTGAGAACACCTTCCTCTCCTTTATCATAGCCAAGAAAGCGGCTGTATGGAACACACACCTTGCCGTCGGAGAACCGCTTGCGCTGACCCCACGTCACGTTTTCAGATATGGAGCGGCTTTCCTCTTGGGCAAGGCTCGACATAATAGTGATGAGAAGCTCACCCTTGGAATCCAACGTCCAAATATTTTCCTTTTCAAAATAGACCTCAATGCCCTTTTCCTTAAGGCTTCGCACGGTGGTCAAGCTGTCCACGGTGTTGCGGGCAAAACGGCTGACCGACTTGGTGACTATCAGGTCAATCTTGCCAGCTAAGGCATCAGCGACCATGCGATTGAAGCCTTCACGCTTTTTCGTGTTCGTAGCAGAAATGCCCTCATCGGTATAAAGCCCTGCAAACTCCCAATCATCACGCCCGTTGATGTAGTTCGTGTAGTAATCAACCTGTGCTTCATAGCTTGTAAGCTGCTCCTCATTGTCAGTGGATACCCTCGCGTAGCCTGCCACTCGCCTCTTTCGAAGGTCATTTAAGGGGTTGGCGGTGAAGCGGCTGATGGTAGCGGGGATGACTGTTATTGCCTTTGATTTGCTCATTCCTTCCGCCCCCCTCCAGCGTTGGTATTTCCTTTTTGGTATTCGCCCCAAGCTTTACGGCGTTCCGGTGTCCAGCAGTCCACTCGCGCTATTGATTCCCAGTGCTGTGGAATAACTCTGCCATCGTGGAAGTGGAAAACAAGCTCATCTTTGCCATTTACCACGACTCTTTCAACTTGCTCCAAGAACACATCCTCATCGAACTCCTCTAAGCCAAGTACCTCGGCACTAACTCTTTGGAGCATTTTTTCTGGAATATCTTTGGCATGGCATTCGGATATGCCTTTGCGGTCTTTGGTTTGGCAAGTCCAAACATAATAGACTTCGCTTGAATCCTTCCGTTGCCGTTTACCGCTGCGCCTGTAGCTGACACCGCAATTACCGCATTTTACCTTACTCGTAAAGCAGGTAGTGTTGATTGACTTATTCGCAAAAACACCTAACTCTCTACGACGTGCGATTTCTGCTTGAACCGCATCGAATGTTTCTTTATCAATAATGGCATCATGGGTGTTTTCTGCATAATACATTGGTAACTCACCGTTATTCAGCATAGTCTTATGGGAAATATGGTCTAATACATAGGTCTTTTGCAGCAACATATTACCTGTGTGTTTTTCCTGCCTTAAAATAGCTCGAATAGATGTGTTGGAGAAGTGACCGCCTGTATAAGATTTGACGCCCATTTCTTCGAGCTGTTTTTCCGTTTGCTCGGCAGAAAGCCCTTCTAAAAAGTTTGAAAATATCAGCCTTATGACCTCAGCTTCCTCCGGCACGATTTCAAACTTGCCGTTTTTCCATCGATAGCCGTAGATACAGAATGAATTTGTCTTTCCTTCCTTAAAACCTTTTTGAATCGCCCAGCGTACATTTTGGCTGAGAGAGTAACTTTCTTCCTGTGCGAACGATGCAAGGATTGTCATCATCAGTTCGCCGTCCCCGCTCATAGAGTTAATGTTCTCTTTTTCAAAGCGCACTTCGACACCAAGGTCGCGCAGCTTCCGCACAGTCTCCAGCAAGTCAACCGTGTTACGCGCAAAGCGTGATATAGATTTTGTGAGGACAAGGTCAATCTTGCCTGATTCACAGTCGGCGATTAGCCGTTGGAACTCGCTTCTATTATCACTGGTTCCCGTCATTCCGCTGTCAGAATAAACGCCGATATATTCCCAGCCTTTGTGCTTCTGAATAAATGTACTATAAAAACTCACTTGTGCTGAGAGTGAGTGTAATGTTCGTCCTTTTTCGACCGACACTCTGGCATACGCCGCGACCCGTTTTCTTGTCGGCAAGCTTGGCACTGATGGCTTAATTTTGTTTATTTTTCGCATGAAAAACCCTCCTTTCAACATACATATATCACTCTAAAAGGCTGTAAAGTCAAGGGATTTCAAGCACATAAACCACCCAATAACGGGCGGTATTTAACGAGCATGATTGTGTCCATTTCATGCAATTCCTCGGCTGTTATAAGCCCTTGGCGTTGCATGGAACGGGCGATGGAGAGCGTTGTCTGATAAAGCCGTTCACGCTTGAATTGTTCCTCTGTCATGACAGTTCACCTGCCTTCATGCCGCCAAATCGGTCAGCGATATAGCAGGTGTGGGTACAATACTTGCGCCCCTTATTTCCATAAGCTGTGAACTTCTCCCCACAGTGGGCGCAAACGAATTCATAGACTGCTTTTTGATTAATTTGCTCAGGGTGAGCTTTCCACCACGCCGTGCAGCAAGTCGTGGAACAGAACTTCTTTGTTTTGCGACCGGGAATCTGTTCAAGTGGTTTTCCGCATTGGGTGCAGTAAGCTTGGCTTACATCATGGTTTGAAGCCGATACCGCCAAATGCCCTCCGAGGTTATTCCTCTTGCAGTAGGACTTCACGGTGTTTTCTGATAAGCCGAGCGTTCGTGCGATTTTTGAATATCCCAAGCCATCCTCACGCAGGCGGCTGATTTGCTCTTTTTGTAATTGATTCATTATCGGTTGACCTCCTCCGAAGGCAGGTGAAAGGTTGCCTTCGATATAAGCCACCACAGAGGGCAAATTCGGACGGTCTCGAGCAAAAAAATAGACCCACAGCTCGGACGGTTAAGTCACAAGATGTGGGTCATAATCAGAAGTTTGTTTTTGCTACTTTGGAATTTTTAGTTTCTGCCCGGCAAAGATGGTGTCGCCGGTCAGTCCATTCAGTTGCTTGATTTCGCTATAACGGTTTCCGTTGCCCAGTTTTGCCGCTGCAATCTTCCAGAGCGAATCACCTTTAACTACAGTGTAAGTGTCAAATGATGGGGCAGCCTTTCTGGAGTAAATAACCTTTCCCACCTCATCAAAAACGCTATATCCGGGGTTTTCGTCGGCACACCTCTTGGCATTCTCCAGCACCTTAAATGCTCCTTTTTGCGATTTGGAATCGATCCATGTTTTGCGAACACGATAGAGTGCGTCAATTGGTGCGGGACTTGGTGCAGGAACAGAATTACCCACCAGGGCGTTTTTAACATCCGCACGGAAGGTGTCCATTGATTTGCCATGCTTCGGAAACCAGTTTCTCGGATCACCATGATTGGAAGCAATACCTTTCTGATAACCCTCATAGTGTCCGATGATATCCTTCTCCGTCAGCCCATATTGCTTGCAGAGATACACGCATAGCTCCACAGCTTCTTGATAGACCTTATTGAAAAAGGTCTCATCAGCCAGATTATCCTCGCAGATTTCGAAGGAAATGTGGGTGTCGTTACCAGAACCTTTGGAGCCTGAACCGCAATGCCACCCACGTTGATTCCACGGTAAAGTCTGGTATGTGGCGATTGTTCCGTTCGCCAGCTTGCCAATAAAGGCATGAACACAAACTTCACGACCTCCAGGTTTCTCCTGATTCCAATGGTTGTTGTATTGATTTTTGCCAAGCAGTCCATCATCGGGACCGATGTATCGCTTCAGCCACGGGTTGTTCGCACCAGTCGAGTGAACCATGATGCCCTTAGGTGTTATCGTTTTGCCTACTTTGAAGCAGGCATTATTCGTAAGTATTAACTTACGTAAATTCATTAAAATCACCTCAAATTCAAATGTTAGTTGACGCAAGATTGACAGGGTATAGGTGGTAGGTAAACTTCAAATCACAAAACGCACTTGCCGATGTGCCATCACTTCCCATACTGATATACAGCCCATAACCAGAAGGCACTCGGCTTTGACGCAGTTGAATATGAATATGCAACCCTGCGTTTGAACTATCAGCACCGATAGGCGTACTGCGTGAGATTCTGGTAAAGTTCACTTCATCGTTTGAGATATATAAGTCTAGTTCTTTTTCACTTGTATCTGATTGACGGCAAAGGGTAATCAAATGACAATCATAAGCCGTCGGATAAAGCAATCCGCCCTGTCCGCCTATAACCACGCTACCAATGGGCAATAATGTGTGCAAAGGTCCTCGAACACTGTTGATACCGCCCCCGCCAGTAGCATTACCGCTCAAGACATATCTCAAATAGCTTGCTCTGGTGAATGCGTTGATATTAGCTGTTGCGGTAGAGGTGAGGGTCAATGTTGTCGTCGCATTTTCTGCTCTTTCCAGCAAAAAAAGACTCTCCCCAGAAGGAATGGTAACATCACCAATGGAGAAAATCCGACTCGTCCAATAGGCTGTACAAGCCGGGTTTGATGATGTTCCTGACCCATAGGCAATGTTCACTACATCTTGGATACCCCTTATAGCTTCTGCAAGTTTCTTGACAGTATCGCTGAGGATGCCTTGGATTAGCACTTGCACATTGCTTGCGGTAGGGCTACCTAAAGCCGTAACAAAGGTATATGTTACTGTGCCGATTACTACGTTGTTGCCATTCGCTATGCCACTAAATGTGATGGACGCTCTCCGGCTGATCATATCCGGCGCAGAAGCGGTTTCTATTGGATGCAAATGGTTGAGAAGAATTCCTGTCCTCATATACAGCGTGTCACGCGTATCATCGAGTAAATTGTGTGTGGTATTTAGCAGTGCATAATTGTCATTTAACAAGTTATAAGTGAGGTTGAGCAGATTATTTATCTCATCAATATCCAGTTCAGCTAAGGCAGAAAGCACCTGATTAAGCCATTCCTGAGCGGGCGGCTCGGGTGGTTCAGCTATACCGTCTGCAAGAGCCTCCTCGACGATGGTTAGTATCCGAACGCTTTTACCGACCACGTCACCATAAGTAACCCTTATCTCCAACTGACCGACACCGACGAGTTGTGTGTCCGTTGCGTTGGGCGACCATGTAAGGATTTCATCAGCGTAGGTTGTGATCACTGGATAGGCAATTCCATCAGGTCTTTTGTATATTGCATTTAAGGCGGCACCGGGATACGTGTCATCCAATAAACTGGAAACGTCAAACTCAAGATGGCGAAAGTAGTGCTCGCCGCGCCTGCCGATGAACACTGTTGCTGCTTTAGTTAAATCAATCATATTCCATCACCTGGCTTACGGGGTTCTTCATCACGCCCGTGTAACTGTTTTAGAACTGCCTTGAGTTTCTCAGGTATGGGCAGTCCGATATGGCTTGCATTTTCCAAAATGGAAATACCCTCGTTGCTAAGGTAGAAGAATATCACTGCAGTTCGGAGGACACCACCAGTGTCCCCAACACTACCCAGTATCTGCGTATCAAGAATATGGGCTACACCCACCAAGGCAAAAATAAGTACCTTTTTAAAGATACCTTTCGCGCCAATTTCACTGGACAGCTTTTTATCAATAATGGCACAGAGCACTCCGGTCACATAATCTATGGCCACAAATGCTATGAGCGCATAAAGGAATCCATCCAGCCCACCGAGAAACCACCCGAGAAAAGCACCAACAGCGGCAAACGCCAGCTGTATCCAATTCCAAATCTCTTTCATTTGAAATACCTCCGTTTCATGAAATTTGTGTATAGAAAAGCGCTCCCGCATAAAACGAGAGCGCTGTAGTAGTATTGCGCCTAAAGCGTTAAGACCAGGTCTTGAGTCTGTTGCATTACGTCCGCTCTTGGTCGCCCCGTTCCAATGGGTATCCATGTTATGGGCGGGATATCAAAGGTCGGTGAGGAATCAAAGTTGTTGACAGTTGTAATGACAGTCTCGATGGATTTTCTAAGCTCTGTGATGTGGAACGGCCAGTTTTTGATGGTGCTCCTTCCGGCAACAATTTCTTCACTCCACGCTACAGGAGTCAGATTGTAATAGTTGCGTACTGTGTTTATAGCAGTTCGGAGCGTCCGGATATGCGTTGCCTTCACATGGGTTTCGTTTGCGGTGATCGTCTCAAATGGCGGTGGTAATATAGTAAAGTTTCGCACAACCTCTGGGCTTGATGACTCTATATCGCTATCAAGGCAGCGGATAGTCACAGTATGGCTCCCTGCGGTCAATGTTGCCGCTTGATACACCGTTTTTACACCATTACCCAGGTAGCCGCTTACGGAAAACATCTCAGGATTGTCAACGCTGTTAATCCAAGTACCTGCATCAATTTTAACTTCCACAATCTGCGTCTGACCGTCCGGCTCGATACCCGTTATAATCATAAAACGCGGCATGGCATTGTAACCTGAACTGCCAGATGCCGGGCAGACGATTACCGGAGCAGTCGGAGGACTGTTTTTCTTTACTGTGCCGCTGACTACATAGGCAGAGACTGCATCCAATGTATCCGTTACGCTGATACGGTAGCGGGTATACATCCCGGCTATCTGAGAAGCGTTCGCTGTATATGTCCCAGCGATGGCACTTGAAACGACGATTGTCAAAGCCTCATACGCCGACCAGTTAGTCCCGTCCGTTGAAGTCGAGCGCTGAATAACATACTGCTTGATAGCGCTGGTTCCGGGTATCGTTCCGCTCCATGTAAGAGTTACGGTTGTTGATTCGTAAATGGCAGGAGCGGCGGTAAAGGAAGTCGGCGGCGTAGGCAGTGTATTTCTGCGGACAGTGTTGCTGGATACAGTCCAGTCAGAGTAAAAACTCTCCCCGGCGGCACCTCGCGTTCTTACTCGGAAATGGCGATAGTAACCACGTGTTGTCGATGGACTGACGCTTAAGATACTGCTTGTTGCAGAAGTGTTCACCGTGGTCAGCGCTGTCCAAGCACTCCAGCTAATGTTATCTGCCGAGTCACTATACTGTACCTCATAGGATATGATGGCATTGCCCGCACCATCGGATGCGCCACTCCATGAGAGAGAAATGTTTCCTTCAGCTAAGGTTACACTTACTGAGCAAGCTGTCGGCGAGCCACAGGCTGTAATATCACAAAAGATACTGTTACTGATCTTCTCCACCGAGTAAACATCAAATGTATCAATTGTCCAGATACCAAATTGGGTATATGTTCCCGGAATTCTTGATACATTTGGGTTATAACTGCCGCCGCTGGCCGACAAGGTCAGGGTGGTCAGCACATTCCAAGTACTCCATGTGCTGTTATCCGTGGATGTGCGTCTGGCAATCTGGTATCCCTTGACCGGACTGGTACCGCTTGATGCTCCGCTCCAAGTCAGCGTAATGATCTCGTCGCTATATGCTGCGGGAGATGCAACAGCCGTCGTTGCTGGCTTTGGTGCTGTATTTCTTCGGACGGAGTTCGTTGATACTTTCCATCCGGAATAATAGCTTGCTCCTGCTGTACCACGTGTCCGTACTTGAAATCTTCGGTAATTGCCTCTTACTGATGGCGGCGATGTAGCCACGCTACCGTTGGTGGCTGTGGTGGTCACTGTGGTTAGTGCAGTCCATGCTCCCCATGTAAAGTTGTCGGTAGATTCGCTGTATTGGATCTCATAACTGGAAATCGTGTTACTTATACCACTGGATGCCCCGCTCCATGAAAGGGTAACCTCGCCTTCTGCGAGTATGGGACTGACCGAACAAGAAGTCGGCGCTCCGCAGGCAGTTGTTAAGGGTGCTGAACTCAACACCGTGTAGCTTGAATTGTCGATTACGCCGGAAGAAAGCGTCAGCCTCCCGTCCGATACCACTCGAAAGCGCACGCTCTGCGCAGTGTTCCCCGTAGTGGAAGGACAGGTCACCGAAACATATCTAAGTCTCGGTGTTGTTCCGTCCCAGTTATCGCCGTCTACCGTCTTAATACGTACTTGTGAGGAAGAGCCGTTTACGGTCATAGTACAAAGCAGGGCATAACCGTTGTGGATGAAGGAGCCTGATGAACCTAATGCAGCGGATATGGTGAAGTTATAGGTCATCTGGTTATTATTTGGTCGGCTTTTAGTATAGGTGATAGTGTAAAAAACAGACGGGCCAGTGCCTGCCTGCAGAGTTATACCACTAATATCCGCCATTGTCATTCACCTCCTATTCGTAGACTGCCGATACCAACGAGTTCACCAAACCGCAAAGGCTGGTATTCATACGGGTATCCATGATGTTATTTGAAACTATTGATGTGGCTGCCGTCGGTACAAGCACGTCTGCGATTCCGAGTTCATAGATATCGCTGGTTCTTGTCAATGCCGGAGCCACAGGCGTTGCAGCGGGGGTTCCGTCAACAACGGCAATCTGAATACTTCGGCTGATCTGACTTAATCGGACCACAATCCGGTCAATACGGGGATTGCTTCCGTTTGCCGTTGTCAGTGGAATATTTAAGTCATCCGTATTCTCATAACGGTATCCGTTAATCCACGCGCTTCCTGCCGCCACATTCACAGCCAAACCGATTGCTGGTGATACCTGTAGGTTTGTGGCTGCCATATAAAATACTCCATTCGAGACAAGACTTCCGAAATATGCTGAGAAGTCAATTGCGTCATAGACTCTGTCTCCGTCCGAGGAGTTGAAAAAACCGCTTTTCTCCATTTTGATTTCCTCCCATTAAGCTCTCGCGTAAGAGCAAGATATAAGGTAAAAACCCGTTGGCAGCGTAGAAGCGGCGGCATTCGCCACCACACCGCTCGCGTTGATTGTAATCGGCATATTGGTACCGCTGCCCCCAACAGCAATCGCTACAGAGCGTACCGTCGAGTACGGGTAAAAGTTCGCGTTTGTTATTGTTAAAATCGTACCGCCGGCTGCGACTCCCGAAGCACCCACGTTGATCTGCATTCCAATTGAAACAACGCCCTTATTGATAAACGACATATTTGAACCCATTGTCACGCCACTTCCAAGTGAGTAAGTGAGTGAGGTATTTGCTTCCTGGGCTATCTTCGCGGTAGTCACAGCACCGTTTGAAATCCTCGTCGTGGTTATTGGTTCATTATTGATGTTGAGCCAGTTCGCTTGACCAGACGGATTATTAAACACGAAAACTGAAATTACATAGAACGTCATAGTATTGCGCGATATAAAGAAACCCATCGCCCTCTGATATTCGTTTCCCGTGTTGTCTCCGCTATGCTTTACCAGAAAGACATGCCCGTCGTCACTTGGCTGGTCACTGAACTTGTTGCCGCTCCAGGAGGTAAAGTAAAAGACATCTCCCGGTACCATGTTGTGCAAGGCGTATTGACCAATCGATATAGTACCTGCGCCTACGATTATTTCAAGCGCAGGAAGTTTCCCGAACAGGTTGTTTATGGTATCCGCGATGTTATCTCCTTGAATTTCTGAGTCTACCTCCGTCAAGTCGCCCAAGGTTTCCTCTACAGTTCCCAGTGTTCCTTCCACGACGCCAAGGGCTTCTGCCACTTCGGATATGCCGGTCGGGGCCGATAGTGCCGTTTTGACCTCGCTCATGTCAGATCGGATTTTCTGCGCTATTGTTAGCTCAGCCTTTCCAAACACTACGCTGATACTCTGACCGATCGCGTCATATGTTTCTTCAACTTCCGTAATGCGCGTCGTCATGGATACTCCCCATGCCTTGGAAATGACTTTGACGGTCTGCCCAAGGTCGAAGTCAATCTTGTATGTCAAGTTGCCGTGAGGGTTGACCGAGGTGTCGAACGAATAACGTATTGCTTGCTCAGTTAGCTTGCTCTGCCCCCGAAAAGTCAGCGCTCCAATGTATTCAGCTCCGAAGTCCTCCGCCCGTAAGTCTTTGGCATCAATGAAGACCTCACGGCGGGTCTCCCCAGAGCCGCTTGTAATGGCTACAAATGTCCGGTCTGCGCCTTCACCCTCGCCGCCGATGAGTGCGGTATTGGCGTAATCCGCCGCACTCTCTGTGTATATCTGTTCAGTCAGATTCTCGTACTCCTTGGAGAATACAGCTTGAGAGTTTGCTCCGTTGTACAGCGTTACTGTAAAGATTCCTGTAGCCGGAGTGAACACAGTTTTAATGCCAATATCCGAAGAGGTGCAAAGACCTGTCACTGCATCCATCAAACTCCGATGGGATATCTGAGTACTAACGGGTATGCCCAAGTTCGGGGATGAGAAAGATATTCCCGTTATTTGCCGATTCGTATCGGTAGGGTTTATGAGATTATTATCTAATAGTTGCTCCACGCAGGCAGATATGTCACCGGACAACTTCTCTGTTCCCCAAACAATACGACGGGAGAGGAAGGATGTCGCAAAGCGGCCGCTCGCTGTGATAAATTCCTGCTCGGTATGAGACAATTCCAGATGTTCAATGATTCCAGCTTCCTCATCATCGTTTTTCCAAATGATATTTCCTTCTTTTAAGAGAGCAGTGTTCTCCGGTGTTGCTATGGCTTTTAACTCGAAAGAACCGCACTGGGAGTAACGCCGTGTCCAGCGCAGGTACTCGAAAGACTCCACTATACCCGTAAGCTCCCGGTTTGAATTGTAGATATATAATTGCATATTTACACCCCCAGAAACTGCGGACGATAGTAAATGCTAACTTCCAGCAGCTCCATATTGACTGAAGCATCGTAGCGCAGGGTGTTAATGCCTGCGGCAAGCTGGAAGAACACCGAATCGGTGTCCAGCAAGGAGAAAGCATTAGTTACCACTGATCCGTTGACGCTGATTACGCGCTTACCAGCGAAATGGGTATATACTCGAAGCTCATCCCCGGCGCTCATCGTCGTAAGGAGACGGATGTATTCATTAGTGTCAATATTTAAGAGTTCCGGATTCGTAACCGTTCCCAGTGCCTGAAACACAATCTCGCAGCCACACGAAACATCGCCGATGTTTTCAACCGTTATGATCTGGCTGGGCTGGCGCATTCCAAATTCCATGCCGCTTTCAGGTATCTCCAGTTCAAATTCGAGTAACGGTATCCAAGATGCCAGTTCCTCACGCACTTCATCCAATGTCTCGAAGAAGGGAGACGGGCAAAGCAAACTGACGAAGAAGTTAGGTATTCGCTGCCTGGAGGAAACAGTAAAACCTGCTTCCTCTACTACGCAGGCAATTTGCCTATCACGGTAGACGAGCGTTCCATTCAGCTTAGGGCTAAATATTTTAAGGAAAAGCTGTCTCCGTGCATAGGCATCGTCAGATGTATCTGCCAAGACCGTACCCTCCAGTATTATATTTCGCATATCCAGTGTGGAGGAGATATAAAAAGCACCATCCTGATCCGGTGCCTTGAAGGTGTTAACGGTCTGACGTACGTTGCCTGTGCCGTCTATTTTGGTAAGGAAATACGGGCGGCTTTGTTTGAGCGTGATGCTCCTGCCATCCGCATTAATATATATAAGTTCCACAGTCAGACCTCCTTTAATATTCAAGTGCCAGCTTGCGAGAGATATTTTTGAACTCCCGAGCCAGTTCTTTTTCAGACAGAGCCTTTGGTGTCACTACCGAGAGATTTTGCGTGATGCTTGTACCGGCAGCGCTGCCTTGCCCTGATTGACCTTGACCTCTGTAATTCAAATCGAAGTTTGTGGGTACCGCATTTTGCATATCCCTCGATACTGCTGCCATCGCATCTTCAAAGCCCACACCGATGCCTTCTCCCATGTTGTGGCCAATTCCGGCAAACAGAGTTGAGGGGGAGTTGATACCGAAGAAGTTCTTAATCTTCGATACAACATTACCGAAAAATCCTGAAATCTTATTCCATAGCCACGCACCTGCGTCTGAAATACCATTCCACAAACCTTTAATTAAATTGCCGCCTACTTGGGACATTGAGCTTATATAACCGGTAAAGGCTTTGACCAGTCCTGAGATGATCTGCGGTACAGCCTTGACTACTTCCACGATTATCCTTGGAAGGTTTGCGATCAATGCCACAAACAGTTGAACACCGGCTAGGATAATCTTATCGATGTTACCTACAATAGCGTTTACCAGCGATGTTACGATCTTCGGAATTGCGGCCACAACTGTAGTAATAATCTGAGGAAGTGCCTGAATTAGCGATATCAGAAGCCGGATGCCTGCGTCAATAATCATGGGAATTGACCCAATGACAGCATTAATGATATTGTCAATAATTTGCGGAATCGCTTCTACAATTGCTGTAATGATGGTAGGCAATGCTGTCACCAGTGAGGTCAGCAATTGAATACCCGCATCAATTATCTGTGGAATGGATTCAATAAGAAAATCCACCACTGCTTCGATGATGGCAGGCAAGGCAGAAACAAGTTGAGGTATTGCATCAACTAATCCCTGTGCTAATCCTATAATCAACTGTAAAGCCGCATCGAGCAGCATTGGCAGGTTCTCAATCAAGCCTTGGACAATCGTCGTGATTGCGGTAACCGCCGCTGGGATCAGTTTTGGCAGTGCATTTCCTATACCTTGTACCAACGCTGTAACCAGTTGCACCGCTGCGTCGATGAGAAGCGGCAGGCTGTCAATCAACGCTCCGACTATCGTCATGACGGCATCCACCGCCGCTGGGATCAATTCGGGCAGAAGGTTCAGGAGCGTTTCAAGCACCTGCGTGAACAGGCCCGTGACAGTTTCGAGCAACATAGGAAGCAGGTCGCCCACCGCAGTTAAAATTGCATCGAATGCAGGTGGTAGCGCGGTTACGATGTTTTCCAAAACAGGAACGATGTTTGCGACGACTGCGCGGAAAGCATCCACGAGGTTTTCGGTCAGATTGGTCATGTCGGCATTAGCGTTACCGAGTCCGGCTGTAAAAGAGCCAAGCGCGGCTTGTAACAATCCAATGGAACCGGAAATTGTCTGAGTTGACTCTTTCGCAAAGTTTCCGGCATACTGCTCCGTATTCTCAAAGAACATCTGCATCGCGACTTCTGCTTTTTCGGCGTTACTTGCACTTGCCCAGACGAAATCAAGACCCTTTGAGGCGGCATATGCCTGGATGCTCGTCGCGTTCATTGCAACACCCAAGTTGTCCATCATGGTGAAATTACCTTTTGCCGCACCTGTGACCGCCTCCATCGCAGAGGACATATCTATCCCCATAACGGAAGCCATATCCGCCGCCCGTTGCATGGCTTTTTCGGTTAGCTCAAGACTTTTTTGTTGCTGTATACCAGAGCCTTGGAACAACGCACCCATTTTGTTGGCGGTGGAGAGGTAATCACTTTGTGACACGCCGAGGTTTTTATAGGCTTCCTCACCGGTTTTCTGAATCGATGCAGCGTATGCACCGAAAACTGCCTCAGAGCCACCAAGGTTCTGTTCCAACTCTCCGAATTGTTGAACAACCTCTTTGCCTAACTTTATAGCTGCGGCTCCGGCAGCAACGGCAACAGCGCCCATTGCCACACCGATGCCCGTGAGTATGCCGCCAAGCTTATCAAACTTGCCACCAGCATCGTCAGCGCTTTTGCCTGAATTGTCCAATTCTGTACCGAGATTATCTGCTTCGACTGTGGACTGCTCTAGTTCACGCTCCATACCGTTAAGTTCCGCTTGCGCCTTGTTCAGCTGAATCTGCCAGTTTTGGGTGCGGCGGTCGTTTTCGCCAAAAGAAGAGGAGGCGTTATCAAGAGCAGCCTTAAGGGTGGAAATCTTGTCTTTCTGTGCGTCGATTTCTTTATTCAGAGTCGCATTACGAGCGGTGACCGCCTGCACAGATTTATCGTTTTTATCAAACTGACTGGTCACAAGGGTCATTTCACTGCCCAGCACCTTGAAACTTTGATTGATATCAGAGAGAGCTTTCTTAAATTCACGCTCGCCCTCAACGCCTATTTTTAATCCAAAATTGTCCGCCATACCTTCACCTCCTCCTAAATACCCAGCGGGATAATATCGTCAATTGTCCGGGTTTTCTTTGGCTTTTCAATGCCATGCCATTGCTTGTGGCAGGTCCATAAATCAAAAAACAGTCCGATGGGCATGAGCCAGAATTCTTCTGCAGCCATGTCCATCTGAACTGTTCCATAATAAAGAAGCCGGGTAAAGACTTCAGCATCCGTTACCCGACTTGCACGTTTTTTGGAGTTTCTTCCTCACTTTCAATGTCGCGTTTAGTGCCTTTGAACATCGCTTCGGTGATTGCGTTTTTATATGCGGCTAAGTCAAGCGGTGAAGTGAGAAGTTCCACCTCTTCCTCCGTGAGTAAATCCTCCGGCGCGTTCTTATTCTTAAGGTTTCGAATCAAAATAGACTGGTTTGCAAGCAGCGTAATTAGCCAAACAATCTCGTCCAGAGCCATCTCGAAGTTTTCTGATTTCATCAGTTTTTCTCCGAGGTTTTCAAGCCCGCCATATCGACCGGCTATCGCTTTTGTAGCACGTGTGGTCAGAATTAATTCATACTCTTTGCCGCCGATGTTGATGGCGGCGCTTCTTTCATTATCCATGATTCAATCCTCCTAAGGTTCCGGCGTGTAGACCGGTTCGTAAACTTCAGTAAACCAGCCGGTGATGGTACCGGCAGATACACCCGCATCACCTTCAGTGACCTCCGCTTTCCATGGGTGCTTGCCCATGCCGTCCAGCTTGTTCCTGCGCATGACGGTTCCCTCAATGGTTGGTGTAGAGAAAGTGATGGAATCCGCCTTCGTCTGTAGGTTCGTTGCAGGTAGGCCGAATTTCGCACGGTAGAGCCAGAAATAGCGGTATGTGCCGTTGGCCTTTTGTGCACGGAAGCCCACTGCTACTGGTGTACCTACGTTCTCGCTGGCGGAGATCAGCACACCGTTGTCATCGGTGGATGCTCCGGTTAGATCTGCCGCAACCGTTGGGCCGATGTCATCCACACCGAGGGTGAGTGTACCGCTGTTAAAGTCCTTCACGACCTCAGCGGCACCATCGTCTGCGTAAAGTATTGCCTCTACCAGTTCCACCGAGAGCTCGGCGGTGATGGCTTTGGCAAGCACCGAAGGTACAGCGTAGGTTTCTTCACCGTTGGAATCTTCGGTTATCTTTGAATAGTACAGTCTGTCAAGACCGATAGTTGCCATGTGTTATTCCTCCAATCCATAATTTTTTGCCACATCAATGGCGTAATGGTGATATCCGGTATCGTCCTCGTGTCCGATATACCGTCGTTCGGTCACAGTGAAATCCTCATTCAGTAAAGCCGCAGTGATCTGCCTTTTACGCTGCTGGTAATTGCCTTTTGAGAACAGTGATATCCGCACTTCCTGTACATCAAAGCCGGGGCGGTTATCAGCATGAACTTCGAATATGTCCGTCAGAGGGATAAAGACCAGATATTCGTCAGGCGGCATACCGCTGAACACGCCGGTTTCGATAGGAATATTGAGCGGCTCCAGGACTTCGCTCAAATCCGAAAGTAGGCTCATATCTTATTTACCTCCTCGTCCAGCTTTGCTTTCATCGTTTCGATGCACAGCTTTCTACTGGTGGTTCTCGCTGGCTTTAAGAATGGTTTTGCCGGTTGACCCGATTTTCCGTATTCGATGATATTGGCTATCTTCGCATTGCTGCTTCCGTCACGACGCGGTTCGGAAAAGCCGACTTTAACGTTGTGATTGCCATCCCTATCTTGTAAAGCGGATGAAAGTCCTAATGCTGCCGCAAGCTCGCCCGTGGAACGCGAAGGATACTTTGTATCACGACCAATCGCTGAATTCAGATTAGATTTTACCTTGTCAAGCACAACCTCACCGCCAGCCTTAAGCACACGAGGGACGATTTCATCAGTTTTATCGTTCAACCGTGAAACCTTTAGGAGAAAGTCCTCCGGCATTTTCATAGTTACTTTAGCCACTGGGCTTCACCTCCTTGGCGAGTACTTCAATGTACATTCCACGACCTTTGACATCCTCCACCGAGGTAATTTCAAATCGCCCGTCTTCACAAGCAATAAGCATTGCGGTCGAAACGGTGACACCGGGAATACGGCGGAAACGGAAAAGATCGGTGGCTTCCGAAAATACGGCTCTGTTGGCCCATATTTCGGTACCGTGCCGACCTTCTCTGTACGCTCTTACGGTAGCGATGATTTCATCTGTTTCGGTAGAAAAGCTATCGTTGTCTTTAGCGATGTGCTTTTCAATGAGGTCAATGGAGATATTCATTTTCCCAAAACTCATGTCACACCTTCCAATCCCGGTCAAGCCGTAGAAGTAGGTTCACCGTATTCCACACTTGTTGACCAGCTTGTACGCTGTCGGCAAAGAAACCAGCCGTCGAGCCATCTCTGCTTTCGTAGAAATGACCCGATAGCATGATTACTGCTTGTTCCGTGGTGGGCGGCATAGAGTTTTCAATGTAATAGCCCTCAGTGACATGTTGGTAGCTCTCCGCGTAGGAGACGGCGGCTTTGATGTAATGTAGCAGAAGGCCGTCGTCTGCGTCATGCGCCAAAATTAGGTTTGCTTTTACTCTGGGGAGAAGATTATCTGTTATCATGCCATCCGCCTCCTTCCGGTTATACTTCGTCTGCGACCATCAAACCCGCCGCTTTTAGCTTCGCGAGAAGGGCATTGAAATCCGTTACCATACCAGCGGCTTCGGTGGCAGTGCTGTCCGCCTGATTCGCAGCCGGGGTAATCGCCTCCGGATACATGGGAACATACAGCGTACCATCCTCATCAACTGCAACGGAGACGGTGTCAGTTTCGGTTTTAACGACTGCTTTTACGCCGCCAAGGGTAGTGTCGGTAGCGGGTAAAAGAGGGTCGGCGGAGAGTCCCGTTACCGAGGCTCCCTCCTTGATTTCCAGAGTACCACCGATGACTGTTTTCTCTCCGCCCTGTTCGGTGTAGTTCTTTGTGTTATAACCCATGTTGCACCTCCGTTACGCTTTCTGCTGGAGAACCTTGATGGCCTCCGGCAGAATCAGTTTGCCGTCCACACGCTGGGTGGCCATAAAGCCGACCTGACCTGTAGTAGCGAAAAGCTCGTTCAAACGCTTGAATGCACGCCCCTGCCTGTCAGCGATCCAGTAATAACCGAAATCACCGAACGCAATGGACTTCGCACCCGCCTCAATTGCAGGTATATACGCCGAGGTGTATACGGGTCGATTCAGAATCATATCCGGCGTTCCCGCGGTCAGCGAAGGTTGCCACAGATACTGACCCTGACCGTCCTTTAGCTTACGGATTGTTTTTACGGTCGCATCGTTCATAACGAACACAGCTTTCTTGCGATACGGAGATTTCAAACTGTAGAAAAGGTCTATAACCTCATCCACTGTAATAGCGGTTGCGCCTGCGGTAGTAACTCCAAGCTGCGCACCGCCTGTTGCGGCGAAAATACCCGTGGGCTTACCAGAACCATCGCCTACGAAGAAAGCTTCTTCCTCCTTGGAACCAATACGACGAGCAAACTCGGTGCTGATGTAGTTTTGCAGATCGAACACGGAGTCACTCAGCAATTCGTCGGAGACTTTGATGAAAGTGCCGAGTTTATATGCGCCGATAGAGGTCTGACCGAATACTTCGTCGCTATCGGGATAGAGTTCTTCCTCATCGAGCCACGAAGCGGAGCCATGCGTGGTGACTACAGGGATTTTGCGGTCACCCGAAGAGGTCTGAATGATTTTCGCCAGCTTACGGAAAATGTTTTCCTCCTCCAAAGACTGAACGAGCGTGCGTTCAAACTCATCCGGCACAAGATAACCACCTTCGCTGTCGGTCCCTACTTGCAGAGCGTTTACAACATCGTAATGTGGATTTTTAGACCGCATCACATTCCAGAACGCTTTTTTGTACTCATCGGACGCTTTTCCTGTCTTGGTGTCCATACCGGGAATAGCGGGCTTGGCAGTTAGCGGAGCGTTCAGCGGTTTTGAAAGCTCACGGTCGAGGGCTTCCTGCTTTTCTAGTCTGTCGATTTCCTTGCCGAGAGCGACCACATCGTTCTCCATTTTTTCGTAGGTGGCGGTATCCTCAGCAGAGACGATCCCGTCCGTACCGCGCTTGGTGTCGAGGAAAGCTTTAGCCGCTTCCCATGCCTTTGTGCGCTTTTCGCGCAGTTCAAGAATTTTACTCATTGTGTTTTTCCTCCTAATAATTTAGTGTTGAACGATAGATATCCGCTTATCAAGTTGCTCGATGGGTGTGCCCGTTTTTACAGGCAGATTCTTTGGGCAGACCTTGTTTAGCAGTGAATTTGTGACGGCCCGGCGGCTGAAAGCATAAGTGACGCTATCTTTTTGCACACGCTTTTTCTCATCTTCCAAAATGCCGTCCACAAAGCCGAGTTCGATTGCCTTGTTGGCATTCAGCCATGTTTCAGCATCCATAAGGTGGGATAGTTTCGCTCTCGACTGCCCAGTCTTGATTTCGTAAGCGTTGATGATGCTTTCCTTGACCTCTGAGAGCATGGAGATGGCCTTCTGCATTTCCTCACTGTCGCCGATTGCGACGGTCAGCGGATTATGCACCATCATCAAAGCAGTGGGAGCCATGAGCACGGTCGTTCCCGCCATCGCGATCACACTTGCAGCAGATGCTGCGATGCCATCAATCTTGACGGTTATTTTGCCTTTGTAGTCCATCAGCATCGCATAAATCTGACTTGCCGCAATACAGTCGCCGCCAGGAGAGTTGAGCCAAATAACAATGTCACCCTCGCCTGCGGTCAAATCAACTTTGAACGCCTGTGGGGTGACATCATCGTCAAACCAACTTTCTTCAGCAATTACGCCGTCAAGGTAGAGTGTTCGGGTGCCGGATTCTTCGTCCTTTACCCAGTTCCAGAATTTCTTCATTCGGTTTCCTCCAATCTTGTAGTATTTGCGAACGCACCTGCGTCCTGTAATTTGGTCATCGCACCGTTGATAAGATAGAGATCACCACCAAGCTCCGCAGGGATACGGTCGAGATTTTCAAGCTCACGGATATCGTTGGCGCTCATCCAGCCGTTCTGTCGTGCGGTTGCATAACCGCTCATGCGGGATACATAGTCGCCACGAAGCAAACCGTCCACATTAAACTTAATAAATACGGTCGGTTTTTCGCTTCCCATAAGCAATGCACGGCACATAGCCTGCTCCCAGCGCACTACCCATGGGTCGAGGGTGTATTTCACAAATTCCAGCGACTGCTGCTCTATGTTGCTGAACGAGGATTTCTCCAAGTCAGCGAGCATATGCGGCGGCACCCTGAAAATACGGGCGATTTCGTTGATTTGAAACTTCCGTGTTTCGAGAAACTGTGCCTGTTCGGGTGAGATACCAATTGCCTGATACTTCATGCCTTCTTCAAGCACCGCGACTCTGTGGGCGTTTGTCGAGCCTTGGTAGGCAGCATTCCACGATTCCTTGACCTTCTGCGGGTCTTTTATTGTGCCAGGATGTTCAAGCACACCGCCCGGTGCAGCGCCATTGGCGAAGAATTTCGCCCCGTATTCCTCGGTGGCAATTGCCAATCCCACGGCATTCTTTGCCATTGCAATGGGGGAGTAACCGACCAGACCGTCAAAACCCAAACCTGGAATATGCAGCACATCCGAGGGTGCAAGGTAGACCTGACTGTCTTTTCCGAGCATGGGCGCATCATCGGTGCTTCTCTGATACAAATAGAAAATCCGGCCGTTTGAATCACGGTCGACCGTCATTTTATTCGGCATCAGCGGGTAAAGGGCGATAACCTCACCGCGAGCATTCCGAATAATCTGTGCATATGCGTTGCCCCATAATAAAAGATGACTCATCAGCGTTTCTCTAAACGCAAATGAAGTCATCTCAGGGTTTGGCTCATCATGGAGCAACTTATATAACGGGTGGGTGATATCTTTCTCTTTGCCGCCGCTGTCATTATAGCGATATACATGGAGCGGAAGCCCCGCCACCGTTTCAGATAATATCCTCACGCAGGAGTACACTGCCGTCATTTGCATGGCGGTTTGCTCGTTGACTGGTTTTCCGGCACTTGTACCGCCGAAAAGAAAACTGTAACGGCTGCCACCTAAGCTATCCTTGGGCTTGTCGCGCGCCTTGAATATACCTTGTAGGATTCCCATAGACATCACTCTCCTTATTTAAAATACGAGAAGTCCACGATTGTCGTATACGCTCTCGCCGTTGTCATTTCCACACCTTATTGCGCGGTCAAGTGCCATAATCGTTGCCACTGCACCGTCGATTTTCTCAGTGGACTTTTCCTTATCCGCCTTTATATTTCCGGCAGGATCTGTACGAACAAAAATATTATCCATCATCCATCGAAGTACCGGATGCCCACCGTGGGCAATTTTCTGCTCCAGGGTCAGTTTCATCAATTCTTTGGTAGGTGGACTCATATCCTTAAACCCCTGCCCAAAGGGAACTACGGTAAATCCCATGCCTTCAAGGTTCTGTGTCATTTGCACAGCGCCCCAGCGGTCAAAGGCGATTTCTCGGATATTGTATTTCGTACTGAGTTCCTCTATAAAGCTCTCAATGAAACCGTAATGCACCACGTTACCTTCGGTAGTTTTCAGAAAGTCCTGCTTTTTCCAAACATCATAATTCACATGGTCGCGTCGGACTCGGAGGTCGATGTTGTCCTCCGGTATCCAGAAGAAGGGCATTACGCTGTATTTATCTTCTTCATCTAGTGGAGGGAACACAAGCACGAATGCCGTAATATCTGTGGAGGACGAGAGGTCAAGTCCGCCGTAGCAGACGCGCCCTTCAAGTGCGGTAGGGTCAACCACGAATGCGCATTTATCCCATTTGTCCATTGGCATCCAGCGCACCGCCTGTTTGACCCATTGGTTCAAGCGAAGCTGACGAAAACTGTTCTCCTCGGCAGGATTCTGCTTTGCACTCTCACAGGCTGCTCTGACTTTATCGATTCCGACCGTGATGCCAAGGGAGGGGTTCGCTTTCTTCCACACCTTCGGATCAGTCCAATCCTCCTCGGGAGCGGCACCGTATATCACTGGGTAGAAGGTCGGGTCATGCTTTCTGCCGTTTATGATATCTAGCGCCTTCTGATGTACCTCCCAGCAGATACTGTTCTGGTTGTCTCCGGCGGTGGTTATAAGGAAATACAGTGGCTGCATTCTTGCATCACCACTGCCCTTGGTCATAACGTCGTAGAGTTTTCGGTTCGGCTGAGTGTGTAGTTCATCGAACACCACACCGTGGGTATTGAATCCGTGCTTGTTGCCGACATCAGCGGAAAGCACCTGATAAATACTGCCTGTCGGCTGATAGATGAGCCGCTTCATTGAATCAAGGATTTTAACCCGTTTTGACAGCGCCGGACACATCCGCACCATATCCGCTGCCACGTTAAAAACGATGGACGCTTGGTTGCGGTCAGCGGCACAGCCATAGACCTCGGCGCGCTCCTCGTTATCTCCGCAGGTGAGCAACAGGGCAACAGCCGCCGCAAGCTCACTTTTTCCCATCTTTTTTGGTATTTCCACATACGCTGTGTTGAACTGACGGTAACCGTTCGGCTTCAGCGTTCCGAACACATCACGGATAATTTGCTCCTGCCAATCGATGAGGTCAAACGGCTTGCCCGCCCATGTTCCTTTGGTGTGGCAGAGAGCTTCAATGAACGCCACAGCGTAATTGGCGGTGGCTTTGTCATAGACCGAATCGCTCGACAGAAATTTCGTTGGTTTGTACTTCTTCAGCTTTCGTATTTCTACCACCTCCCTCAAAAATGAGCATAAAAATAGACCTGCAGAATGCAAGCCGTCTAAATCTATCTGTACGAGAGACAGAGCCGATTCCGGCACTGTTCTCTGATTCGTGTTTAGTAGTTTACTTTTCTTCGCCGGTCAAAATGAAACGAGCATAGACTCCCGTGTTGTCAGCGAGGAAAGCAATCAACTCAGTGTATCCCTCACGCAGAGCTATTTCCTGCACCTTCGGCACATCGAACATGTTCGTTTCGCCTGTGGCACGTATAGCAAGTATCTGTTCTTTCATCTTATTGTTCATTGGTAACCTCCGTAGAATCCTCGACAGCTTTTTTCAGAATGGCGATGTCAAAGCCTGCAGCTTTGTAGCCTTCCAAGATTACGCTGTAATAATAGCAACTTGGACTGCCAGGCGTTCTCTCATCGTTCATGATGTACACCATCACGGTTGCCGTTTTACCGTCTAAGCGAACCCTCACGGTTTCCTTGCGGTAAAGGAACGGGAATCCCTCGTAGCGGTCGAGTGCGGCTTCGTCGGCGGGCGTGATTTCCCACACAAGAACGGGAACTCTCGCACCCTTCGTCGGCTCCACGGTTGCCACAGCGCCGCCGTGTCCGCCCCTGAAAAATAGTGCGTAGTCCTTAAGGAATGTTGCTCCGACAGGCTTTGCCGTGGGACAGCGGTGCGCCATTTGCTCTAAGTTCAGATTAGAGCCGTATGCCAAGTAAAGTGTCTTATCCATTATGTGAGTCCTCCTTTTTCTTAATGGGCATCCGTTCAGGCTGCCCGAAATCGCCATGCCGCCGAGCCGTCAAGGTGAGCGGTCAAATGCTCTCTGCAGTTTGCAAACTCCTCACCGATGAAGCCGATGCGGTTGAGGTAAGTGCGCATTGCGAATTTCTCGTTCTCAGTCTGTGGCTTTTTTGCCGATGCACATTTCTGTGTGAGGGCTTGCTCGTTGAGCGCAAGGGCGAGAACAATGTAGGAGCGCAACTTGCCTGCGTGAAGCTCGCTGTTGAAGCCTCTAAGCTCGACCGTGTGGTGTCCGTTAAAAAAGCTATGCAGATTCAAAAAATGGTAGCGACTTGAGTGGTAGTGCCTGTAGGTCGCTTCGCTGTAGCCCTCGTACCAAAGGCTCTCAATCTGTGCCATTGTCTTCGGCTTCCTGCGGTTGATTTTGTCCACCAGAATGCTGTCCATCTTTTTGCAGTAGTTCATCCGCTCCGGCGCAATCTGTAAGGCCTTGTAAAAAAGGTCGTTCTTGCTTGCAATGATGTTGATAAAATTTCGTATGCTCCTTGGTGTTTGGTCTGCGCCGTCGAGGTGGATGTGAATTCCGCAGGAGGTGTTCGTGAAGCCTCCCGCTTTGCGAAGCTTACGCACCAATTCCTGCAAGATTTCGATGTCCTCCCAGTAGTTAAGTATCGGGCTGACCAGTTCCACGCTGTATTCTCGGGTGGCTGTAACCGTTCTGCCATTTTCCTTGCGGCGGCAGTCAATCGAAGCGTCGCTCATGACCTTCCAAGTCCGACCGCCGGGTGTATTAATTTTGTAGGTGTCGTATCCATCGTAGGTGCGTTCAACCGTTCCGTTCAGATGGTTGGCCGCAACCTCTGCAGCCTTGGTGCGAGTGATGCTAGTAAACTCAATCTCAATCCCGAATCTGCTTGTAAACATGTGGTTTTCCTCCTGAATGTGTATGTTTTGTGCCTTTCGGCATGTACATATATCACTCTAAAAGGCTTATATAGCAAGCGTAATCCGAGAAATAAAACACATCAATTTATGGGTGTGTTTCTACGAAATCAGATACTCTTACAGCTTTCGTACCGCATCCTCACCGTACACAACACCGAGGGAGGAACCGATATCCCAGGAGCAGAAAATTGTGCCAGTGTCGTCCACGAAGTCCACGGTTCCTTGGTCGCCGGGCCTTAGTTTGGAATAAGGGTCGTTCATGTGTACCAATTCCACTCGTGTGCCAGACGGGTATTGCTTACGGAGACGTTCCACTATATCCTTCGAGGGAAAGTTATTCATCCGCCGTTACCTCCTCATCTTTAGGTGGTGTGCCATTCTTAAAAGCGCTATTGCCTGATAGATTCTTTAGTAGAATTTTGCGTTCTGTTTTAAATTCAGAGCCGACAAAGCCGAGCCGGAGGAGGAAGCAGCGAAAAGCATATTTCTTATTTTCCACTTGCTTTTCTGTAGCATTGACCCTTTGCTGTGTTTTTGCCATCTCGCAGAGCGCAGTAACAAAATGCGTGTAGGCTTTGACCTCATCTGATGTAAGCTCTCCTTGAAACCAAGGGAAGCTGATAGTTTCTTCGCCTGTAATGATAGGGGTGCAATCAGTACCCAGAACTTTTTTGATTAGGGACGATTTACTTTCAACCAATCGCTTGAGGTTTTCAAGAGCCATATCGGTGAAAGTCGACCTTGGCATCTCGATGATCAAATGGTTAGCTTCGAGTGCATCACTTTGCTCGGATTCCCCATATGCGGGTGGCTCATCGTAATCACAGTAAGGGCTGACCCTGCCACCAAGAGCGGCTTCGTAGGGAATTTGAACATCCTCTGGTACAAGTTCTGCTTCCGGGAGTAGAATGTCGTATTCTTCTGTAATAGCCTTGAAGTCGTGCAATCCCTGCAGGTCAGCAACCAGACCGGGATCGTCATCTCCTCTGAGTATCCCGTTCTTGTCGATGTGGTAGCCACCAACCTCATAAGCGAAGGTAGGTGCGCCGAGGTATTTTGTTGGAGCATTTAGTTCCTGACTGATCGCGCCTACCAGTGATTTTCGTTTTGTGCCTGTAACATTATAATTAATCTGCATTTTTTATACCGCCTTTCTTTTTTCGGTACTACATATATCACTCTGAACGCTGTAAATAGCAAGTTGTTTAGAGCATATTTCTGTAGGGAAACTGTTCCGATTAATCGGCGGTGTTTTGTGTAGATAAAACAATTCCAGTCAGCACGAAACAGACACAGGGTAAAGCCACTCCGTTGCCCCACATCTTATATTCGGAAGCATCAGAGTGTGGGTCGCGCAGCCATTTGATAATCTGTTTGCGACTCTTGGGCTTTGTACTCATGCCATTGATTTTGCGGTGAGTTTCCCATACTTCCGACCAGAAAGTTATATCTTCTTCAGTCGGATTTTCAATACCGAGGTCGGAACACCAGTAATCCGGGAAACCCTGCAAGCGAGCGCATTCAGTTGGTGTAAGCCTGCGAACGATATAATCCGGATGCGGATAGAAGGAAGCAGGTTGCGCCACAGCTCCGGGTCCTTTTGCCGTAAGCGTGGGTTGCTGTTCTTCTTCAATGGCTGGTTTATATAAAGCGTTCTGTCCTTGATTAAAGGCTGCCCGGTCAATGCCGTATGCAGGCTGTGACACTATTGGTGCATCTTTATAGTCCCTCGACAACAGCGTCGGACATTGTTCCTCGGTCACCTGTGCAAAGCTGCCTGTCGTCATAGCATAGGCAACGGCATGACGGTCAATGGTATTCAGTGTAAATGAAACTTCTTCATCAATACCGCTTCCTTGGGGACCGTTTTTATCATCTCTTCCAATCATCGAGCCTTGCACGGCAACCACTGCAATACCGCCTTGATTGCATCCCGGATTTCCACCATTAGCATCAATGGTACGAGATGTATCCGCTTCATAGATACCGCTGTGTGGATTGCTTGACTGCATAGAGTTGCTCTTATCAGAACAGATGCCGTATGCAGTAGGTACAAAAACAGTCTGATCATTATTGCAACCAAGGGTCGCAGACTTATCATCCTGTATCAATGCACCCTTACCGCCACCATCACAGCCAGAGCGGATCTTCAGTGTTTTAGGAGTTGGCTCAAATACACACTGCGTTCCTTTATAATCTGTACCTGTCAGTGTATTTGCTACATCTTTACCTATCGTCAGAGCATACTGACGCTCGTTCATAACAAGGGGTACATTGCCTCCGCCTGTTCCCATACGAGAGGTCAGCGTCTGTACTTTATTATCCTCGGCGAGTTTTACACGGCTGTCTGTGGGATGATTCTCTATCGCAACAGCTATTTGATTATCTCCCATGTTTGCACGAAGCGATCCGCTAAGGTTCTCATCTGTATGTCCGCCAATGCGTGAAACCGCACCAGGTTCAAAGGACATGACTGCACCCGGAACAACACCTGCTCGAAGTGTCGGGGAGCGTTCATCCTCATAACCGACACTTCTGCTCTTGGCACTGTGTTCGGTGCAAAAACCACTTGATTGCATTACACAAGGCTGATGTCCATGTTCCTCTGCTCGAAGCGTTGCGGAAACATCCTCCGATACAGACATCACTCTTCCGCCTTGGTCATTTAGGCAAGTTATGCCACTGCCTGTTTTTCTAGAGCTGTTTTCAGCATTTCCGGCAGTTCTTTGCCACGGGCTGCCGCTCGGCGTAAAATCCCTTGACATGCCTTCGCGCTCAAATAGTATTTCTCCGGCACATCCGCCTGCAAAATCTGCGACAAGGTAGATTCTGCGGCGGCGTTGGGGCACTCCGAAATATTGCGCGTCGATAGTTCTATAAGCCACGCTCCATCCGTTTCCCATGTAGACGTCAGCGTATGGCCACCGTCCGTTATCAGGCACAGGCATCTCAGCGGTCGGTTCGAGGATCCCGATGACCGCTTCGAGGACGGCCTTGAAGTCGGCTCCTTTGTTTGATGAGAACGCTCCGGGGACATTTTCCCAGATTGCATACCTTGGATATCGTCCATTGGTTTTACACCTCATTTCCTTTATGATTCGTATCGCTTCATAAAAAAGGACGGATTGCTCTCCGTCCAAACCGGCTCTTTTGCCCGCTACACTCATATCGGTGCATGGCGAGCCGAAAGATATAATATCAACCGGCGGTAATTTCGCTCCGTTCAGCGTGGAAATGTCGCCGTAATGCTTCATCTGCGGGATTCTCTTTGTAGTGACCCGGATGGGAAACGGCTCAATCTCCGAAGCCCACAGCGGTTCAATCCCACAGAGCATACCACCCAGAGGAAAACCACCGCTACCGTCAAATAGTGAGCCGAGTGTCAATTTAATCATCTGCATTCACCTCTGGCAAATCACAGTATCTGTGTTCCATGCCATCCCTTAAAAGAAGTACTCCATCAGAGTTTCCGACTTGCTCAATATACCTCTTCACAATGACGTCGCAATATTTCTCGTCAAGCTCAATGGTGTAGCAGATACGCTCCGTTTGCTCACAGGCAATGAGTGTACTTCCAGAGCCACCGAAAGGATCGAGCACGATACAGTTGGTAAGGCTTGAGTTCATAATGGGGTATGCCACAAGTGCTACTGGCTTCATAGTTGGATGGTCTCCGCTTTTCTTCGGTTTCTCAAACTCCCAGATGGTGGTTTGCTTGCGGTCTGAATACCACAGATGCTTTCCTTTCTTTTTCCAACCAAATAGTATCGGTTCATGCTGCCACTGATAAGGTGAGCGGCCAAGAACGAGAGACTGCTTCTTCCAAATGCAAGTGCCGGAAAGATAAAACCCCGCACCCACAAAGGCTTTTCTGAAATTGAATCCTTCGGTGTCGGCATGGAATATATAAATAGAAGCGTCCTTCGCCATTGCTGCTTCGGTGTTCGTAAATGCCGCAAGCAGAAAATCGTAAAACGCTTCATTATCCATATTGTCATTTTTTATTTTGCCAGCCGTTCCCTCGTAGTTGACGTTGTACGGGGGATCCGTTACTACAAGATTAGCGGCTTTCCCGTTCATTAAGACATCAAAGGTGTCTTTCTTTGTGCTGTCTCCGCAGACCAGTCGATGTTGTCCTAGAATCCAAACATCCCCTAAACGAGAAACAGCGGGCTTTTTCAGCTCGCTGTCTACATCGAAATCATCTTCTTTTATCTTATCTTTAAGCGAATCTTTGAAAAGATCGTCTAGCTCTCCGGGATCAAAACCTGTCAGAGATACATCGAAGTCTGAAGCATTCAAATCCGTGATGAGAAGTGCTAGTTTTTCCTTATCCCAATCACCGCCTATTTTATTCAGTGCGATATTAAGCGCTTTTTCCTTTTCCTCATCCATTTCAACAACCACGCATTCTATCTCATCCATGCCCATGCTCAGCAGGATTTTCAAACGCTGGTGGCCACCGATGACTCTGCCAGTGGTCTTATTCCAAATAACGGGTTCTACATATCCAAACTCCTCAAGCGAGCGCTTTAGTTTCTCGTACTCTGGGTCCCCCGGTTTTAAATCCTTCCTCGGATTATAATCAGCGGGAATAAGTAGTTTCGTTTTAATCTTCTCTATCAGCATACTTTTCCACCGCCTTTCTAAATTCACTAAATTTATTTACATCCTCCCAAGGGAACAGGCAGCTATTAAAGTGCCCATAAACCGCTGTATCGGAGTAGATAACATTTCGCAGACGTAGCTTTTCAATGATTGCCGCAGGTCTGAGATTGAAAACCTCCTGTGCAGCAATAGCCAATATTTCATCAGCAACAGTACTTGTGCCAAGGGTATTTATAGAAAAGGCTACCGGATTGGCCTTTCCAATGGCATATGAAATACTTACTTCACATTTCTTGGCATAACCACACCATACGATGTGCTTTGCAATATGCCGAGCCATGTAAGCACCACTTCGGTCAACTTTGGTAGGGTCTTTGCCACAAAGAGCTCCGCCGCCATGGGATGCAAGACCACCATAGGTATCCACCATCAATTTTCTACCAGTCAAGCCTGTATCAGCAGCCGGGCCTCCAAGGATAAACTTGCCGGAAGGATTGATGAGGAGTTCTGTTTCATCATCAAAGGGAAAATCCTCAAAGCACTGCCATAAGACATTGTTAAGAATATCCGTTCTAATTTTTTCCTGGGTTTTGTTCTTTTCATGTTGTATTGACACCACAATGGTCTTTACTCGGATTGGAACATCATCTTCATATTCCACCGTTACCTGTGCTTTACCATCGGGAAGAATGCCTTTTATAAGTTTTCCTTTACGACAATCATCAAGTCTCTTTACGATTCTGTGGGAAAGTACAAGAGGTAAGGGAAGCATCTCTCGTGTTTCCTTTGTAGCATATCCATACATGGTACCTTGATCACCGGCACCAACAGAACCATATTGCTCATTTACACCATTTCGAGTTTCAAGCGCACTGTCAACACCAGCGGCAATATCTGCACTCTGGTTGTGTACATATACATAAATCAAAAACTTCAGAGGATTGTATCCCACTTCTTTCAACACGTTTCTGACAATGTAACGAAAATCGATTTTTTCGCTGCAGGTGATCTCGCCCGCCACGATGATTTTTCCTTTGGTCGCCATAACCTCGCAAGCTACGCGCGAAGCCTTATCTTTGCGCAGGCAGGCTTCCAAAATGCTATCTGCAATGATATCGCATAGTTTATCTGGATGTCCGGCACATACACTTTCTGCTGTTTTATAAGTAGTCATATTTTTATTTTCCTTTCCGAGCAGATAAAAGCCGCTCCATCACATCGTCCTGCGGGTTTGCACCACTGTATTCACCAGTGCAGTTTTCCTTGACAATCTGGAAAATCTCAATCCACAGGCGGTTCGTCTGATTCATATAGTTCTGACCCATTGCAACATATGGACTTTGAATGGCATTTCCCGTAGTGGGGTGCTTTGCCAGAAATCCGTATTCGGTGACCGCTTCCTCGCACTGAATCCACCGAGCCACGCTCATGGCGTAACGTTCCAGAAGCTGGGGGGAAATGAGAGCAGCACATCCACGTTCGTTCAGCCACTGCCATGTGGACTTGTAAATTCCACTCGCAACAAGCGTCTTTCCATCTTTCTGGACGGCTTCGAGCATCTTGTTCGGTTCGGGCATCGCCTGACCTTTGAGATCTGCGGTATCCGAAAACTCCATAACGGTCAACTTTCTGCCGCCGGGATTGCCCTCGGCTATTTTGTCGGTGAGTGGTTTCTTTTTTGCACCCGCACCGACACGAGCGCCACCTCGATTTGTACCGTCTTTAGCCAATATGTTCACCTCACTTTGTCGGGTAGGGCTATTACCTCGTTTGAAACTGCGTTTTTTAACACGAAGCCCCACGCCGCTGTCCGCTTAAAAAAGTTTTAGAGATTTGATTACCCCCACCGGTCACCGCTTTCGGCAGTGATACGAGAATGGCAGGACTTACACAAAGCCATGAGGTTACTCGTTTCATTACCTCCGCCCTTGGAGAGCGGGAGGATGTGGTGTACCTCTTCAGCGGGAGTGAGCGATCCTTGCTTCTTGCACTCCTCGCAAAGAGGGTGTGCCTTGATGTAACGGTCTCGGATGCGCTTCCAAGCACGCCCGTATCGTTTATTAGAAGAAGGGTCACGTTCGTATTGGTTGTAGTGTTTGTCTACCTCTTTCTGATGTTCGGCACAGTATTGCTCGCGCACAGCAAGCCGACCGCAGCCGGGATAAGCGCAGGGACGCTTTGGTTTGTATGGCATCGGTTCACCTCCTCCGGGTAAAACAAAAGCCCCCACGGGATTGCTCCCATGAAGGCTCTGCCTTGTTACAGTTTTCGATATTACTATTATACTTCGCCTGGATGCAAACACTACGCACGAATTCCGCACAGTTTATCCAAATAGAAGAATCCTCAGGTGTTTCAGGGCGTTGCTCCGCATTTGCTCAATCTTGCGTTCGCTGTAGTTAAGTTCATCCATCAAGCGATAAGTCGCCCCGGACTTTTGGTTGTCGCCCATGTAAAACTCGGAAAGGATATGCTGTTCAGTATCCGTTAGGCTTGACCACGACGGCTCAAACCATGTCATATATTCTATCGCTTGGCTGTAACGCTCACGCAGGATGTCCAGCTTATCTATCTGGAAAGCCAACCTGTCGGAGCCGCTCTGCGGATTCCTAACTGATGGCATCCCAGAAAGGTTCGGACTTCTCGGTGCTGTCATCTTTTCATACACCGCTTTGATTTCTTCCGGGGTGTTATTGATAATAACCCGCATCGCATTATAGTCACGGATGGCGGCAATACTTGCCGCAGATTTATCGATGTATTTCCATGCAATCATATGACCGCCTCCTTTAGTTCTGCTTTGACCGCATCAATTAAGGCGGTCTGTGTTTTGTCCTTTTTAGCCAGTGTTGACATTACCTTTTCGTCAATCGTGCCTTTGGCGATGATGTGGTGAATGACCACCGTATCATTTTGCCCTTGCCGCCAGAGTCTGGCATTTGTTTGTTGGTATAGCTCCAGAGACCATGTCAATCCAAACCACACAAGTGTCGAGCCACCTGATTGAAGGTTCAGTCCATGCCCAGCGGATGCAGGATGGATGCAGGCTATGGGAATTTCCCCGTCATTCCATCGCTTAATGGAATCTGCACTGTCCAACCGCTCTGCAGGAAATTGCTCCAGTATTCGTTCCAAGTCATGCTTGAACCAGTAGGCAATCAACACTGGCTTACCATTGGCAGATTCAATCAAGTCCTCTAAAGCATCAAGTTTGCGGTTATGGATTCGGGCGATACCGCCGTTACCGTCATACACTGCGCCATTTGCCATCTGGAGCAGCTTTCCGGACAATGCTGCGGCATTGGCAGCGTCAATCTCTTTATCCTTGAGGGAAAGTACCATCTCATCTTTCATGGTTTGGTAGTGATTTTCTTCAGTAGGTGACATTTTGACAGCTACCTCGTTCATTACCAGTTCCGGCAGTTTCAGATAATCCGAACCTTTCATACTGATGGTGATATCAGAAATCAGGCGGTAGATGGCTTCCTCCGCACCGGGCTTCGGCTTGTAACTGAACACTACTTGTTGGTTGCGTTTATCCGGCACGAAGAAGTTGTTTCGGTAGTTCCCGATAAAGCGTCCCAAGCGCTGACCCATATCTAACAGACGGAACTCCGCCCATAAGTCCATCAAACCGTTGCTACTCGGCGTTCCCGTAAGTCCCACAATTCTTTTCACTCCGGGTCTGACTTTCAACAGGCTCTTGAATCGTTTTGCCTGATGAGACTTGAAGGAGGACAATTCATCAACCACCACCATGTCATAGTCAAATGGAAGTCCACTCTTTGTGACCAGCCATTCCACGTTTTCCCTGTTGATGAGGTGTATTTGCGCCTTCTGCATAATAGCCGCTTTTCGCTGGGTTTCGCTACCGACGGCAACGCTGTATTTTAGCCCATTCAAATGATCCCATTTCTCAATCTCGGCAGGCCATGTATCTCTGGTGACTCTTAAAGGCGCGATAACCAGAACCTTGCGAACAAGGAAGCTGTCTAAGGTAAGGTCGAAAATGGCGGTTAGTGATATCACACTTTTCCCAAGTCCCATATCAAGCAAGATGGCGGAGATGGGATGCCCAAGGATATAATCCGTTGCAAAAATCTGATATTCATGCGGATTGTATTTCACGGATTATCCCTCCAATCTGCTCTATGTCATCCAGTACAAATACCTGAAACCCAAGCAGCCGTAACCCTTCATGCCGCCGAATCTGTAAAGGACGGGGTTTGCATCCCATTGCCTTCACTTCCACAAAGGCAATTTTTCCACCAGGCAGAAGTACAAGGCGGTCGGGCATTCCATCAAAACCCGGCGATACGAACTTGAGGGCAAGACCACCAGCGTTCTTTACCGCTTTGACCAGTTTTTGTTCTATATGTTTTTCTCTCATGAAATCCTCCTTGTGCCGATGAACCGTGCCCAAGCATAAAAAACTCTTACGTGTGTAAACACGCACTTTCATGCCCAATATCCCTTTATTTCTTATAATTACTATATTTAATAGATGAGTTATAGGCACAATGGGAACAGGCACGGCAAAAAGGCAGGTGAATAAGGGGCTTGCGACTGTGCCGATGGTTTGCAATGTCGGCACGATAGGAATACTGGGCATGTGCCTACACCTCCTTCTCAGAACGGACGAACACGCGCTGAGGTCCGTAAAGGGACAGGTTCTTCTTGCCCGTCTTGTTCCCTGTAAATTTCGTCCAACCGCCGATTTTATTCAGGATGCCTTCAATTTCATATGAATCGGATTTCCTGATGGTTTCGCGATTTTTGCAGAAGCATTCGCACCAAATCTCCATGATGCAGACTTGGTTTCGCTGCTGAATACCCCTATGGTTTTCGCCGCCGAACTCACCACCGTTAAGGAAATTCCTGCGCTCGTATAAGTCCATCTTGTCCCAGCCCTCTGGCAGAAGCGCGTCGAGGTATTCTGCGACAAGACCTTCGCGGTCGTCGCCCTCCATTGCATCACGCTGCCAGGTGACCGCTTCCTCGGCAAGGCTGCCTTTGAGGAAAAGGTCCTCTCCTGCGCTCCACGCTTCGATGGCTTCAGCCCAAATCTGGTCTATCTCTGTGAGGTCCCAAGCATGGTACTTACCATGTCCCATGACGCGCACAGGCCAGAAACGGCGGTTACCCGTGATATCGCGCAGAAAGCCACCGTCTGAGTTGGTAGTGCCGACGATGATACAGGAGCGTGGATGGCTTTCCACTGATATACCGTAGGATTGGCGGTATTTATCATCTGTGCGGGTGATGAAGGATTTGACCGTTTCCACGTCCATCTTCTTGATGCCCGCAAGTTCGCCCAGTTCGAGAATCCAGTATCCTTGCAGCTTCTCCGGTGCAGTCTTATCTTTCATGTCGGAGATAGAGAGCGAATCGGAGTACCACTGCCTACCAAGCCTTGAAAAAAGTGTGGACTTGCCGATACCCTGCGCGCCGTTCAGCACAAGGATAGAGTCAAACTTCACGCCCGGCTGGTAGATACGGGCAACCGCAGCCACCATAGTTTTCCGTGTCACCGCACGAACATAGGGCGTATCATCTGCGCCGAGGTAGTCGATTAGCAGGGTGTCCAACCTTTCCACACCATCCCACTCCAAAGTAGAAAGATAATCCTTAACCGGGTGGTAAAGGCGTTCCACCGATGCCACGCCGAGAAGTGCGTCCTTGAACTTTGCAGGTGACCAGATGCCGTAGGTGCGCTCAAAGTACAACTTTGCGCAGGCAAGGTCGGTGTCGCTCCAGCCGGGTTTCACCTGTGGCCACGGCAGCTCGCCGATTACGTCAATCAGGCTCTTGAACTGGTTGAACACAATGGATTGGAGCTCCGGGTCAAACCGCAGTATGGTGGAGATGTTAGTGAGTGTATCTTTCACCTTACCGTTTTTCTCAAGTTCAAGTCGGTTTTGCCAGTCGTCTGCATCGGAGAAATCGTCCTCCGCTTGCGCACGGCGTTCCTCAGCGAACTGCTCCTTTACACGCTCATCCTTGACCGCAAAATCTGACATTGCCTTGAAAGAAGCCTTGTCATCAAGGTCGCTGAATTTGTGGAGTCTGACGAGATCAAAAGAGTTTAATAGCTTTCCGCATATTGGGTCTGTGGCGTGATGACTAAAGGCAAACTTTCCATCATAGACAACCACACCAGCACTTGAATCTGCAGGAATATAGTCGAACCTACCTTCCATGGCGGAAGGCTCATATATATCGGAGAGAAACGCTTCGATTGCATTTTCAATGGGATAGGCCCTGCAAAACGCACCGACCACACCGCTTTTGGCGAGAGGGTCTTGCTGTTGGTTTAATTTACGCTGAAACACCTCGGACTGCCGTTTTGAGGTCGGCCACATGGAGGTGTCGCGCCAGTCATGGTATTTTGAGAGATACACATCCGGATCAAGCAAACATCCATCCTTTTCCTTATAGAAGAACTCACCATCAGATGATGTGGACGGCCAGTACATCAGCCTTGACGGTTCATAGGTGGTGTCGTCGAACATATCAATACCGATTTCCTTTGCCACCATTCGCCCCAAAGCAGGGTATTCGTCCTCGCTGACCTCGCGGGCAATTGGAATAACCAACCGCAAACGCGGAGCTTCCGGCGTATGCTTATGGGTGGAATAGATACAGCAAGACCAATCGCAGAGCGATTCGATCTGATCCCATATGTCCGGTGCGGCATAGTCCATATCCAAAGTAAGCAATGAGCGGCAGAGGACATAACCATTCCTGCGTTTGCCCTCTTGCAGTGCGCCACCCACAAAGCCGCCGATATCTTTTATGGAATCCTGTTGCGCCTTAGTCATCTTGCGAAACTCCGACACCGTTTCGGTAGTTCGTTTTGTCGTTCGGACGGTGTTTCTAAAATCTTCCCAGGATGTGTCCTTGTTTTTCCAGCGTTTATCCATGCGGCTATTGCCGACTGCAATTTTCATACCGTAACCTCCTCGCATTTGCTGTTAAAGTAGTGAATGGGAATCCTGCGCTTTTTGGCTTTGGCGATTTCCCGCTCCATTCCGCTTGAGATGTGGGTGCCGAAAACCCATATCTCATCGCATTTTCCAAGGAGAACCAGAGCAAAGAACTGCCCAAGTTCCCGCTGTTCTTTATCACCATCATCCATAAACTGCGGATAGTGCAGGTGCGGCGCAAGGGGAATAAACCCCTTGCTGACTGCAAAACGGCAATAGCCTTGTGCCTTTGTGCTGTTGCGTCCGATATCCCCTGCAAAGGGCGAAGCGATGTATACGAGCGGTAGATACGGTTTCTTTTCCGATTTAGCAACATTCGCAAGTGCTTCGGCTGCTGTCAGGTCTAGGTAACCCTCGCTGTTATATCTATCCATTGACTGTCCCTCCGCCGAGAAAGTAATTGACGAAATACTGCTGGCCCTTACCCGTCACCTTTGTAGTTTTGGAAATCGTGACATGGCCGTCCGAATGGGTGATGGCAGTCTCTTTGACACGGAACAACCCCAATTCCATCGCTTTCTGTGTGGGCGCATTGTAATCAGTACCCTTACGCTTGATCAGGTAGCCTTCCTGACGGAGTCGCTCGAAAAGACGGTTCTGTCCAATATCGATTCCGTTACCCTTGAGAATTTTTGCAAGTTCACCGATAAGGATAGCTCCGTCCGAAACCGACACAGCATCGGCAAATATTACCTTTGGCTTATTCTCTGTGGCTTCAAGCTGGAGACGTTCCTTTGCAGTACGTTCTTCCTTTAATGCGGTCAGCACCTTAATCCATGAGTCGGGGTCGTTCATCATTTCTTGCAACTTCTCGGTAGTCATGTACACACCATGTCTGCGGATGGTGGGCAGAACATCGTGGGTGATCCAGCGTTTGAATTTCTTAGCTTCGGGTTTGTCGGAGCGCAGGATAACGTTGTAAAGCCCGCTCTCGTTGACAATACTTGTTTGTTGCTGTCTGCCTAAGCTGTCGGTGACGTAAGCCAAACTTACATCATCCTCATCAAGGCGATCAGCAATCATCCGCGAGTTGCTGAGTTCCAGCACATCGCACACATCTTTCAACACCCACCAAGGAGCACCGTTCCTCTGAATTGTTCTAACTTCTTGCCCCTCGTAGGAGAAAATTTGGAGTTCGTTCATATAAATAGTCCTTTCCGAAGACTCAGTTTGTTTTGGCCTTCGCTATAAGCCAGGGGAAAGGACTATTTCGGACGGTCTATCAAAACATTTCTTAATCTTTTTTATAAAATGGGCATACATACCCATCGGCACGGAGCAAAAGGCCTTTTGCCCAAGGTGGCGTGCGGCTCATCTGCTGGCAGATCACCTCCAGCGATATGCGCGGGTCTGCTTCAATCACGACCTCATCATGGACGTGCATCACAATGTCCGAATGCTGAAAAGTTGTCTGCATAGCGTAACAGAGAATATCGCGTGAAATTGCCTGGACTATATTCTCCACGAACTTGGGTCCGTAGCTTTCGATTCGCTCCCACTTCTTCGTTGCACCTACACCCTCGTAAGTGACTGCATCGCTGCCGAAGCGGTTCTGTCCGATTTTCGGTTTCACATACGAAAGTCGTCTGCCGGAAGGCAGCGTGATAAATAGCATCCCGCTTCTGCACTCAAAAAGGATGCCGTGAGTTTCTGTGGTCGTCCGATCTTTGACACAGGTCTGCGCCGCCTTATCCACTGCCCACCAGAGCCGCACGATATTGGGGTTTGCCGTGCGCCATACATTCACAAGAGGTTGCAGTTCTTCCTCGGTTACTCCCATATCAAGGGCACCCATTGCTTTGAGAGCACCGACTGAGCCGCCGTATCCGAGAGCGAGTTCCGCAATCTTGCCCTTTTGCCTGAGTGGGCTTCCCTTGGTAATTTCCTCAAGGGGAACGTGGAACATCTGGCTTGCAGATGCTTCATAGATTTTTCCGTGTGTGGCAAACACCTCGTTACGCCACGTTTCACCCGCAAGCCAGGCGATGACTCTCGCTTCAATTGCCGAGAAGTCAGCCACGATAAAATGGCAACCGGGCTTTGGCACGAAAGCAGTACGGATAAGTTCCGACAGCACAGATGGAACACCGTCATACAGCAATTCCAATGTATCAAAATCACCCGACATGACAAGACTTCGCGCCTGTTCCAAATCAGGCAGATGGTTTTGGGGCAGGTTCTGGACTTGAATCAATCTGCCCGCCCATCGCCCGGTTCTATTGGCACCGTAAAATTGGAGTAGCCCTCTGGCTCTACCATCCACACAGACAGCGTTCTGCATAGCTGTGTATTTCTTTACGCTGGATTTTGCAAGCTGCTGACGCAGTGTCAGCACTTCAGCAAGGCTCTCCGGTGCGGTTTCTAATAACTCTTTTACCGCAGCTTTACCAAGGGTGTCTGTTTCCAGGCCGTTCTCCGCGAGCCATGATTTCATCTGTGCCACGGAGTTGGGATTATCCAAATCGGTAAGTTTCCGCATGGCTTCTGTGAGTTCCGCCTTCGATCTCTCATCGCAGCGGATTGCTTCTTTCACAAAATCCAAATCCAAGCGAATGCCTCGGTCGTTAATTTCCTGATCGAGCATATAGTTCTGCCACTCGACGTCCGGTACGGGAAACTTCATAAGCTTCACCTGCATCGCCGTTTCGGTTTCCACATCGCGGGCATTATATGCTTTGAAATGTTCCCATTTGTCCTGGGCGTCACCGGGCAGATTGCGAGTGCGCTCGCAGTTTGCCTTTGTCGGCTTACAGGGAATGGAGAAAAAACGAATAAGGTCTTTGCCTTCTTTCAGCTTCTGTTTTTCAAGTCCCAGTACAGCCCCGGCGCCCTCCAGCGAAAGTGGAAGCCCCATGTACGCAGACCACACCATTGTGCATCGCCATGACTCGGGGTTCAGGAACTTCGCCTTGCCGAGTCGTTCGCTTGAAAAGTGATTGTCTGCAAACTGGTCAAGGCTCACGCCATTGCGTTCTAACCAACGAGATAAGCAAACACGCTCAAACTGTGCGTTAAAAGCCCACTTCGTTACTTCCTCTTCCGTCAAGGCTTCGATGATTTCTGTGGGCAAGGCTTCTCCGCTTGCAAGGTCAACGACTTTCACTTCGCCACCGTCAATGGAGTAGCCGAATAAAAGGATTTCAAAGTCTGGTGATTCCGAATATTTGTATACGCCGCACTTGCTGAGGTCATAGCTTGAGTACGTTTCAATATCGATACTTAAATTCTTCATAATGTCCTCCCAAATCGGAAAGGGACGGCAGTAATCCCGCCGCCCCATTCCTTGATTTTGCCGTGTCCTTAGCTCAAAAAGTCATCTTCGTCATAGTTTGAGGTGAAGTCATCTGCGGCATTGGTTCTGCCACCGAGTGGCTCACCGTCACGGACTTTCTGAATATTTCCCAGTCCGCAGGCAACACCTCTGTTTCCGTTGGAGTTGAATGCGTAAAAGTTGATGCTGGCCCTTGCATACACGCCGGAATACATCTCGGAGCGGTCAAGGATGGGCTTAACCAGCTTATCCACGACCTGCGGAGCGGTGTTACTGTTGGCGTTGACAAAATAGCTGTCGGCATATGCTTCATCGTCCGGGCGGTCGATGTCGCCATCACGGAGCGGAAGCTTCAGTGTAGCTTTACTCGGAATCTTGCCGCCGAATTTGCCGCGACCTTCCTCAATGGCGGTATCAATTGCGGCGTTGATGTCAGTGATGGTCTTGGTATCCGACTTCGGAATAATCAGACTGACGCTGTATTTCTCTGCTCCGCCATTAATCGATTTCGGCTCCCACACGTTGGCATAACTGAGACGCACGATACCTGTGATAACCTTGGTGGGGGTTACTTTCGCCCCGGTGTTTACTCTGTTTGCTATGTTTGACATAATTAAATATCCTCCTTAAATTCGTGTTTTGCTGATGTATTAATTGCCGGACGCTTATCCGAAACAGGAACCAGCGTCGGCTTGCCCAGTGGCTTTTCGATAAGACCACCGAGGATTTCATTGAACTTCGATTTTCCGAACAGTTTTTCCATTTCGGTCAGTGTGATAAGGCTTTGACGGTAAATGTCGCGATAACCTGCGGATTTTGCCGCTTCTGCGACAGCGTTCTCGTTTGCGTATTTGCGATTGGAGCGACCTTCCACCAGTTTGAAGCCGTCCCATTCCTTGCCGTGACTGACCGCCGCTTCCAAGGCGTATGCCTTTATATCATTTGCCCATGATGTGAGATCGTCCAGTTTGCCGAGGATTTCCCCGATATCGTTATCTGTGAGCAGCGGTGGCATAGCGAATTCGTGCCTTGCGAGCTCCAGCTTTTCTTCTGCCCTGGCACGGCATTTCACAGCCGCACGGCAGAACTGGCAATGTTCGCCTGGGCAGTATTCGCCGCCACCTTCAAAGGCAAGCACCGCCGTAGGCTTCAAGACTTCCTCTGCCCACTGATAGAGTGATTCCTTGAACACCGTGTGGGTGCTGATATTTTCGCGCCGTGGCTGGTAGATAACCATGCTGACGGATTCGATGTCGTAAATTCCGTCGAACAACTCCAGTGCGCCGAGGGCATACAACTTCATCTGGGGATTGTCATCAGCACTCACCAAAACCCCTTGACCATACTTAAAGTCAATAATATGGAGTGTACCGTCTGCGATAATCACGCAATCGCCTGTTCCGAAGCCGTCCGGCACATACTTTGAGAAATCAAGACATTGTTCAATTAGTACCTTTGGGTCATCGCAGGACTGCTTTGCCTCTGCGATGAGTTCCCGAATGTACTCCACATAGCCATCTGTATATCCGTCCATTTCATCGCAGTCATACTTGGAAACTGGCTTCTTGGAGCGCATCTTCAGCACCTTGCGGAGTTTGTGCTCACTAAGAGAGTGAGCGGCGGTACCCTCGGCGGCCGCTTCACCGCTGCTATCATCAAATCCCTGTTCCAGGTGGGCCGAGGGTGTACAATGCATCCACCGGTGTGCCCCGGAAGCAGAGAGAAGAGCGTGTTTACCCATTTCCGAGTTCCTCCGCATCCGCAAGCAGTGCGGCATAATTTGCTGGCACAATCTGGCTGAGTTTCTGTGCTCCGTGTTTTTCAAGCAAACCACGAACCTCTGCCGTGTAACCATCTTGGCTTTTTTCAGCGAGCACCGCCCTGACCTCTTCCAGCGTGACCGCTTTCGGTTTGGGCTTCTCAACCTTTGCTTGAACGGGTGTTTCCGCTTGGGTAGCTTCTACAGGCTCATTACCCGCCATCACTTCCGCAACCGCTGCCACACTTTCCGCAAGGGAGCGCAGATCGCTGACAACATCCAACAGCAGCTTAATCTTGCTCATCTTCGTTTCCTCCTTCCTTGCTGATTTCGTTAATAGACAGCGATTCAACACTGTCTCCGGGGACGATAACCGTCAGCCTTCGCTTGTCGCCAAGTAGGAATCGGAGCATCCTCTCCCTTACGGTGACGTGACGGCAACTGACGATACCCCCACCCGGTGGTTCCTTTGAAACACTGATTCTGAGTGTGTGCTTCATTCGTTTCACCTTGCCTTTCCGAAGGCTGATTAGTGTGCCTTCTGATATAAGCCAGGAGAAAGACCGTTTTCGGACGGTCTAAGACAAAAGATTTCTGAGTTTTTTCTTGGCGCGGTCAATAGCGTGGCGAATCGCGGATTCATCCTTGTCCTCTAATGCTGCAAGCTCGGTGTATGACCAGCCCTCAAGACAGCACTTCTTAATGAGATACTGTTGGCGTTCACTCAGGTGCAACATGGCTCGGTCGATAGTTTCGGAACTCATAAGATCAGCAAGAAGGTCTGTGCCATCGCCGAAATATCGAGCGTCCTCGTATGTAAAAGATTCAAGTGAAGTGTGGCGGTCGCGGCGACTGTTCTTGCGGTCATTCTTCTTTTCAGCTTCCAATGATTCCAGATAGGTCATTCCTATCTCGGTGCTTACGTCTACAACAAGACTGCTTTGGTAATCGCTGGACACCTCCAGCTCTGTGATTTCACCTTTGACATCTGTAAATTTGATTTTCATTGTTTGACTCCTTTCATAATGCAAGGAGCCAAGCAGGAGGTAAAAAAAAGAGCCGAATGCTTACAAAACACAAATAGCCGGATGAATACGAATTTGCATTTCGTAAATCATCCGGCTATTTGGTAGCTCGCGCTCGGCTCCGTTGCTCGGTATGTTTTTATTAACTTTTTTACTTCTTTTTTGGTGATGGTTTAGTCTGCGCTAACGCACTTCCTGCTACGGATTTGGTCTTAGCCCCGGTTCTTCCATCCTTCAAAATGGAAGATGCTTTGCTTGCCACAGACTTTGACGTTTGCTTGCTGTTAGATTTTGCCATTTGGTTCACCTCCCTTCAATAACGGCTATTTTAAGATACTTTCATCACTGAAGATTCATCGCACTTAACCTTAACCACTTTCCCGCAATGGGGACATTTGAGTTCAATACTGATTTTTTCCTTCGGTAAATCAGAGACATCAAATGCTCGTCTTCCACAGTTGGAGCATTTCATTTTCTTGGGCATAGGCAAGTCCTCCTTTCGTTCATCTGTATATTTGTATATTTGTATATATCCATATTAACACATGGGTAAAAAATATACGGCATTATGGAACGTAATACCGTCATTTTTACTGTATTATGTTTAGTTGGTTAAGTCGAATCTCCGTCGCTTGAACCGAAACATTAAAGACCTCTGCGATACTATTGATCGCACTTCTATAACGTTCAGGATCTTCGACTTCACATATGGTATCGATTCCAACACCGTATTGGCGGTGAATCTCTCTATATGTATAATCTAAGAATGCAAACTTTGGCATGAGAATCGCTGCAGCCAGCGAATTCGCCTGCCATTCTTCTCGGTCAGATTCGGTTTCGAGCTTTTTATACTTTCTCTCAATGTTTGAACTCATTGATGGAAAATAAGCTTCAGGTTTTCTAAGCTCATATTCTTGGTTCGTGGGCGAATGGTAGCTACGATGTAAAATCCAATGGGACACCTCGTGAGCTATTGTAAATCGTCTTCGCGTTAGCCGTTGTTTTCCGCTTAACGATAGATCTATGACTATACTTCCTTCTTTAATATCGAATTTTGTCGGATTAAAATGCAAGTCGTAGCACGGTATTGTTGTGTCAGCAAAGGATATCAGACCAAGTACTGATTTATCTGGAGATAAGTTTTTGCTGTACATATCCAAATATAGGCATTCCTTAACTATGTAGTTTATGTCCACTTCTCTGGGTAGATCAACAACAGACGATAAATACTCTCGAAGAAATCTCAAAGCAATATCATCAAAATCCGACTTGCATAGCTTATACATACCATTAGGTTCTTTCTCATATTCAAGCTTCACAAAATTCCTCCTTTCATTTATCATCCGATGAATTAATGTCATCAATGAACAGCTGCCATTTTTCTGCTGAAATATTTTTGTCGCGTGCTTTTCTTAATGCTACACGAGCTATATCTGTTTTCCCGATGTACTCAGTAAGGTCAGGATAACTACCCTCTCTTATTTCACCAGCTAAATCATAATAAATACTAAGATCTTCGCCATTGATTCCGAGAACTTCAGCCAACTTTTCAAGATATTTTACTGGCGGCCATCTATTTCCTTTTTCAACATCGCTAAGATATGCCGGAGCCATCTCGATATCGGCAGCTACTGAACGTAGGGATTTTCCTGTAGCCTCACGTTTACTTCTGATAAAACTACCAAATGTCATTTCATCTTTACTCATGTTATTACCTCCTTTGTACCTTTGTACACATACATGTTAACACTACACGACTTGATTGTCAATAGTATGCAGGTGCGTTTCAAAAATATTTAACATTTCAGTCTCACTGAGTTCATTACTGCTTTGTTCCACTTACTCAATACTCAATTGTAGAGTAACCTCAATTGCAGAGTAAAACCTAATTATTCTAAACTATTGCTTATATTTTTTTTGAATTAACTTATTTTATATTGAATCCTACACCTAATTGTGATATAATTCGTTTATTATGGATGATGTCAGTGATAGGAGGTATTACAAAATGAATGTAAATTACAAAAGGCTCTGGAAATTACTGATTGATAAGGATATGAAAAAACAGGATTTGCAAAAGGCCGCAAATATAAGTGCTGTTACAATAGCCAAACTCGGGAAAAACGAAAATGTAACAACCTCTATTTTGACAAAAATATGCACCGCTCTTGAATGCAATGTTGGAGACATTATGGACATAGATGATTCGGAAAATGAAGGTGCAGCGAAACAGGAGGAATTATTTGATGGAAACCAAAACAGTTAAATTCATAGACCTTTTCGCTGGAATGGGTGGAATCCGACTCGGTTTTGAACAAGCTTTCAAGGAAGCCGGCTTCAAAACGGAGTGCGTTTTCACATCCGAAATCAAAGAGTCAGCGGTTAAGGCTTATAAAAAATACTTTAATGACCAGCATATTAAAGGGGATATTACACAAATAAAATCTGAAGAAATACCTGATTTTGATTTTTTGCTGGGCGGGTTTCCTTGCCAGGCGTTCAGTGTAGCAGGAAAACAACGCGGTTTTGCCGATACGCGCGGGACGCTCTTTTTTGAAATTGAGAGAATTCTCAGAGATAAAAAGCCGTATGGCTTTTTGATCGAAAATGTGGAGGGGCTGGTTGTTCATGACTTGGAAAACAACACAGTGAAACCCGGTAGAACATTAAAGACAATACTTTACAAATTGGAGAAAGAATTGGGTTATACAGTTACTTGGGATATACTTGATGCCCAGAATTTCGGATTAGCTCAAGCCAGAAGACGCATTTACATTGTAGGCACAAGAAAAGAAAAGGTATCCTTGGAGAATTTCCCACAGACAAAATCCACTTTTTCTAACGTTATGGAAAAGGGATTCAAGACCTTGAATGGGGAATTTTCGAAGAAATTATTCAAAAAGTTTAAGCCAGAAGAACTTTATGGTAAGGCTATAAAGGACAAGCGTGGTGGAGAAAACAACATTCACAGTTGGGATATTGGTATAAGGGGACACGTAACCAAAAAAGAACAAACCTTGTTGAATGCCCTGTTGTTGGAGCGAAGGAAAAGACATTGGGCTGAAAAAATCGGGATTGATTGGATGGACGGTATGCCTTTGACAGCGGAGCAAATACGCACGTTCCATAATGTTGAAGACTTGCAGACAATGTTAGATAAACTGGTAGAACAGGGGTATTTAGTCTTAGAACATCCCAAAAAAAGAGTTGAAAGCGACAATTCTACACCTGACAGAATATTATATGAGCGCATTCCAGATATAACAAAACCAAAGGGATATAACATAGTAACAGGAAAACTGAGTTTTGAATTTAGTCGGATTCTGAATCCTGAAGCCGTTACACCCACGTTAGTAGCGATGGATATGTCAACGATTGGAGTTATCGATAATTGCGGAATTAGGAAATTGACTCTGCGCGAAGGGCTTAGGCTTTTTGGATACCCTGAAGATTATAGCTTGTGTGATTTCGAAGATACTCAAAAGGGGAAAAAACAAGGCTTTGATTTACTTGGCAACACTGTCTGCATCCCTGTGATAGAAGCAGTCAGTGGACGATTGGCTGAACAATACATTTCTGTAATGAATGGAGGCGCAAAACAATGACACAGCAAAAGCCTAAGGCACTTACGGTAGAGGCGTTCATAAAGTCAGCGACTATGTTCTACTTTGACTCAGATTTAGAAAAAGAGTTTGAGAATTTGGCTGTTACAGACATTAAAGAACTTCAATCTATGCCACCAAGCATAGCGACTATGGATGGGATTAGAAAATATGTGCGAGACAACAAAAAAGCTCTTCATAACATTACAAGTCTCTTGAATATTTCGGAGGAGCGTTTCAAGAGGATAATCACTATGTCGCGCATTCAAAAGAAGCATATGCCGACGAGCGAATGGTCGTTATTGAAAATCCAAAAGGAAATGATAGAGCATCCGGAATTTATGGACGAAGTATGTGAATTGTTTTTACAGGGGGCAACGCTTGATAAATACAAAAATTTAATTCCAACATATTATCGTGAAAATTTCCAAATAAACGCCTCCACGGTTGGAAGAATAGGAAATTCTGATGATATAAGACGGTTAGTTAAGCGCGGCTTGGAGGGTAAATATAGCAATCGAATAGGAGACAGTTTTTTTAAAGCGGTCCAGGACAAAATTGTCAAAATATGCGACCAAGCTGGGTTGACATATGTTATTAAGGGCAATGTCCAATCAATAGGAAGGACTATTGGAATTACAGTGCCAGCCGAGAATTCCCCCCGCATATTGATAGATATAACTTGCAATATTACGACGGCAAGTGGTCAAAGCGGTTATGCAAAAACTGCCGAAACAACTGCTTCCAAAATTCGAGGATTAAATAATGGGAAAACTACCAAGCAAAAACTTGTATTTGTTAATGTTGTGGACGGTGCAGGCTGGGTTGCACGTAGATCAGATTTGGAAAAAATCCATAGATGTTCCGATTATCTTCTTAACCTGCAGACGTTAGAAACCATTGGTGATATTATCAACTATTATTTTTGAAATAGGAGGATTAGCAAATGAATGCTGAACAAAGAAAAGCTGAACTTAAAAGGATTCAGGAGACAGCCACACCCTGTATGACAGGGATTACGCTCACCTACCACGGAGAACGGACAACGTTTAATGCCTATCGGATTCCGTTAAGCATCCTGACTTACAATCCATACAATGGGCGAATAGGCAGCGTGGTCAAATCGTATGAGCGTCAAAATCATGCGCTTGACTCCGATAACTCTGACGATATCGCTCTTATTGAGAAGTTTCTGTGGGAATCCAAGAAAGAGGCAAACGAGAGGACAAAGAAGAGTCTTCTCGAAGACCATCAGCAGCGGTACGGTATTGTCACTGCCGACGGAAAAATCATTGACGGAAACCGTCGCGCCAGCCTGCTAAACAATATTTGGCACGATGGCACTATCGCCACTAATCTAAAACAGCATACCCAGTTCTTTGAAGCTATTATATTGCCGATTGATGCGGACAGGAAGGAAATCCTCCGCCTCGAAACAACCTACCAGATGGGTGAGGATGCAAAAGTAGACTATGGGCCCATTGAAAAGTACCTCAAAGCAGGAGATTTGGCGAGCGAAGGCTTCTCAAACAACGATATTGCCAGCTTTATGGGCATTAAGCCCGCTGAAGTTAAAACCTATCTCGATGTCTTAAAGATGATGGACGAATACTTGGAAACCTACGGGTACACTGGTATATATACCGCTCTTGATACAAGAGAGGATTCGTTTCTCAAATTGGAGGCCGCATTGCGAGGATATGCCGCAGGTGGGGTTTCAAAGATGTGGGGCTATGATGTAGAGGCGGATGTTTCTGATTTGAAGAGTGTTGCATTCGACTACATACGTTTGGGATTAGACCAGCAAGATTTCCGTGATATTATCAGAAAGCCAAGCAAGAACAACACCGATGCCAGCTTCTTCTCCAACGAAGAGATTTGGCGTCAATTTTCAAATGGGCATTTTGAGACAGTAGAAAGCATACAGGAACAGTCCGTTGACGATATTATTCGTGATAATCCAACTGGCGACATTGGTCGTTTGCTCCGTGCGAGGGATAACACTTGGCGAGATTCCATCGGCGAAAAGCTGAACGAAAATTTTCAACGTTCTCGGGATAAACTCAATAACAAGCAGCAGGCCGCTGAGCCTATAAAGCTCTTGCAAAAAGCATGGGAGGCTATGTCTGCAGTCGACACCAATCAAGATTCATTCAAGGATGACCCCGGGGTCAAGACTTACCTTGACGAAATTGGCGACATGGTTAAAAAGTATGGTGAAATCTTACAGTAGTTAGGTGGGTTAAAGCATGGGAGTGTTACGCATTGATTCAAATACAGCCGAACAACGGCTCATAGTTACGGGAGATATCGGACTGCTTTTGAAGAGCCGCCGTGCTACCCGTTTCTTAAAAGACAATACGGATTTTGCTCTTTCCGATGATGTTATTTCTATTTCAATAGCTGATAGCCTGAACAAGAGCATCGATAGAGTCCGAACAGCAGCAGGATATGCAAAGTGTGAAGTCGTTCTCTCAGGCGAAGCAAATGAGGGTATACAGTCTTACATTGAAGAAGAGAGCAAGTTTTCTGAGTTTTCGTCTAAAGCTATGGACATTCGTAACAACCATTGCGATTTTAGCGAATTTCAAGCATTTCAAAATGCACTCGTTGCCAGTATGCCTGCTCGAACCCTCTACAATTTGCAGATGCTTTCGGCGTACCATTTGGCATTCTCACAAAACGCCTGCAACTTTTCAGTTCCAGGTGCGGGAAAAACCAGCATTGTTTATGGAGCTTACACATACCTAAAGAATTTGCCAGATGATCACACTCGGAAAGTAGACAGACTGCTGATAATAGGTCCCCTAAACGCTTTCGGTCCTTGGGAACTGGAGTATGAGGAGTGCTTTGGCGTAAAACCCGTTTCAAAGCGTTTGACCGGTAAACTACAAATAGATGATAAAAAGCAATATCTCTATGAGAACAATCCCGCCGAGTTGACGCTACTTTCCTATGCCTCGGTTATGTCTCTTACAGAAGAACTCTTATTCTTCCTAAAAAAGCATAGGGTAATGGTTGTGCTTGACGAAGCGCACAAAATCAAGAATACAAATGGAGGTATCATTGCCCAGAGCATAATGGAATTGGCACAGGATTGTAAGGCAAGAGTCGTACTCACTGGTACACCCGCACCGAACGGTTATGAAGATTTATACAATTTGTTTAAGTTCATCTGGCCGACAAAGGAAATTGTCCGCTTTCATATCGGGCAGTTGAAAGATATGTCGAAGACTCCGAATGATCCAAGGGTTAATTCATTGCTTAACTCCATATCTCCGTATTTTATAAGGATAAGGAAGAGCGACCTTGGCATTCCACCTGCTATCAATAACCCACCCATGGTAGTGGAGATGGGTGAAACTCAGCGGCGTATATACGATTATATTGAGAAAAAGTATATTTTTGACATTGCCAATAGCCGAGACCAACGTTTCCAAAATGAACTGGTTAGAGCAAGACTAATTAGGCTTATGCAGGCATCAACAAATCCTGCTCTTCTTCGTCAACCATTATCTGAATTTGCCGCTATTGAAGATGTGGATTTTGAAACGGTTCAGGACGATACTGCAATGCTTAACGAAATATTACGCTATGCAGAGGCGGAAGTTCCCGCAAAATATATAGCTGTTAAGGATATTCTACACAAAATTATTGATCGTGGAGAAAAGGCCATTGTCTGGGCGTGCTATATAAAGAACATAGAAATGCTTCGAGACTATCTTGCTTCAAATGGCATTGATTCCCGAATATTGTACGGAGCTACACCTGTTGCTGGTGATGGCATAAGCGAAGCTGACGAAGAATACTCACTTACCCGAGAAGCCATAGTCAAGGAGTTCCATAAGGATGATTGCCCATATAAGGTAATAATCGCAAACCCATTCGCCGTGGCGGAGTCAATTTCACTACACAAGGCTTGTCACAACGCTATTTACTTAGAGCGTTCCTTTAATGCCGCTCATTTTCTACAATCCAAAGATAGAATTCACCGTTATGGATTGAGCGGTGATGTTGTGACTAACTATTACTACTTGCTTTCTGCTGATTCTGTAGACCTAACCATTCACGAGAGGCTTGCTGAAAAGGAACGTAGGTTGCTGGAGATTATTGAGAGTATGCCCATCCCGCTCTTTGACAACAACCTTGATGAGGGTGGAGATGATGATATAAAGGCGGTGCTAAGAGATTATGCAAGAAGAACTAAGGCGAATTAATACAATAGGTGATTCGCAGGGAATTCTGCATTTTGCCAGCACCGTCCTCAAAAGTGATGGAATCAAGAGGGAATCGGCACGGCAAATATGTTCATTTGTGAATGATATGCGAATTAACTTCAGCGGAGCGGTTGCTTTTTTTGAATATTTGGGCTTTATTTGCGTTTCTACAAATTCACTAATACCGACAGATGAGGGCAAAAAATTGCACTCCCTGCTTGGAGATGGCTTTGAAGAAATGCTATGCACGGCTTGCCTCAATAAAATCACAGCAGATACAATCCTTGATACTAAAGCTCTGCGGTTTGACGTTGTAAAAGGAAGATACCATATTCTGAAGCACGGGTTTCCAATTGCCGCCGCTGTTTTTAGAAATGTTCTTATACAACTTCACGCCCTATCAGAACGGCAAGACGGATCATTGGAACTTAGCGAACACTACGAATCCCTTTTTGCCAAGGTGCAAAAAACCACAAAGCGAAAGATGTCCCTCGAAGCCTTGAATAAGCAAATGGAACAGCAAGAACTGCAAGGTGAAGCCGCCGAAGTATATGCATTGGAGTATGAAGTGCTACGGCTTGCTGACAGTCTGCTTGCGCAGCGAGTAAAACGGATATCCGAGATAGACGTTTCGGCGGGATATGACATAGTTTCATTTGAAAATGAATTGTCCTCCGAGCACGACCGATTTATTGAAGTTAAGTCCTACGTCGGACAACCTCATTTTTATTGGTCTAAAAATGAGGTTGAGGTCGCCATGCTGTACGGCGATAAGTATTTTATTTATATGGTGAGTGCCGAAAAAGTGGGAAAGCCCGGCTACAGTCCTACTGTAATTCGCAACCCAGCAAAGAGCATCATTGAATCAGACAGCTGGCTTATGCAACCGACCTCTTTCTTGGTTTTACCAGCAGGGATATAAGTGAACTTTCATAATTTTTCCTCTGGCAATTACAACCAAGGAGCAGAGCAAATCCCATCCGACCTAAACACTTGACGGTATAACCACCCCAAACCGAATCACAAATAACCAAAACAAGGGCTTCCAAAGTCAGCTAATGATCTCCAAAGCCCTTGTTTTCTTTGGGATAATATTTAGGAAGCTGCTGATGGTAGGACTATAAATTATATGAAATCATAGGGGTTAATGAAAATTATCTAATAAGGTTAGGAGTATGTTAATGAAGCAAAATCTTCTCGTTGGTAACGGGATAAACATTCAACATGGTGGGTATGAATTTTGTAATGCTGCAATTATACTACGAGCGCTTAAGTGCTTCAAAGAAGCTAATTTTCCGAAGCACATAATAACAGACGATCCCATCGAGGCGAAGTGCTATATCGGTTATCTGTTTATAGAGATTCCTCGAATCATTAAGGGTGGATACGACCGGTACACAAATAGCACCACTGAGAGGGACTCGTTGGAGGAATTCAAAAATAAGTATAAAGATAAAAAATCGCTCAAAATAACGGACGTCGGATTTGAGGATTATTACCTGATCCACGACTTGTTGTGCCACCGCATTGGAATTGTGAACCCTGAGCTGTATACGGTTCGGGAGGCACTGAGAGGCTGTTTCCTGAATGCGATATATGACAACGGGAAGGTCAATACTCTGAGTGATAAGTATTCTCCTGAGTTTATTGCATGGCTGCAGGAATTCGATTGCATTTTTACGACTAATTATGATACCAACATCGAAGAGGCGGCCAATGTTCCGGTTCTTCATCTTCATGGCGACTTTGTAACAAGAAGTGCAATCTACGATCCCGACTCTTTCCGAAATCAGTTGTCGGACCATCCTTACGAGGGTGCGGCCATTGACGAAGATTACGCACATCTTTATTCAACCGCTCTTACCACATATAGCGGGAATTATAAGCAGTACTCCATGCAAGAGGGCGAACTGGCGAACGCCGCAGTTATGAAAATGGCTATTGCATACAAAGAAAATCCAACCGTCCATGATGACATTGATTCTTGGGAGAATGACAGAAATGCCCTGGTGGCTCGTATGAGAGAATCTATCATCCTGAAATGCGAAAACCCTGATTTGAAGTTCTCGGAGCCTTACCCGATTCAACCCCTTCGTGATATCGAGGGGGAATTAATCATACTGGGGCTATCTCCGTTTAATGATAGGCATCTATTCAAAATCATTAATGTGTCAAAGGCTGAGCGATGCATTTTTTATTTCTACGATGCATCAGAGCAAGGCATCATCAAGGCATTGCTGTCTAACATTGATGTGCAGTTTGAAGACGCACGGAAATTCTGGGGAACAAAAAGCGTAGCGAAAAAACCCAAGGTAAAGACGCCCAAAGGAAAACGCATAGTTTTCAAGGATATTACTCGGGCAAGCCTCCATGACTTCGCAGAATGTCATCGTGCCTTGTCCAGAAGCATAATGAGCGATGCAGACATGGTGCATCAGTTTAACGCAACACCCTATCACACAAGAACACAAATATGCCGACGCATCAAGGAATTAGAAGTCGAGCGCGGTCGTGAGCCTGATCAACAGTTCGTCCTGAGTATTGTTGATATACATATCCTTGCCGAGGAATTTAAAATTGATCCTGCGGTCATATGTTGCATTGGAGTTGATCGTGGAAGGAACGAATTCATCCGTTTACGATAA